GTGCCTGCTCTAATTTTTGTTTTTCCCGCATACTCTTTAACAGGTAAAACAAAAGGAGGCAGTACCCATGGAAAACAACAGCAACAGGCCGGAACCCCTATCTTACCGGGTCAACCTTCCCTATCCCAAGGTTGAGATTACGAAGCCCGACCGGCGCTATGCCATCCTCGTTTCCGACGGCTACGCGGGCCGGGGTTCCGAGCTGACAGCCATCACCCAATACACGGCCCACCGCTTCTTCCTGGAAAAATACCCGAAGATCCACGCGGCTTATCTCGGAATCTCCCAAGTGGAAATGATCCATCTGGATCTGCTGGGCAGGCTGATCCGCGACCTGGGGATGAACCCTTTCTTTGTGTCATGCGTTTCCAACCAGTACTGGAGCGGCAGCTTCCCGGATTATCACTGCGACCTGATTCCGATTTTAAAGGCCGATATCAAAGGGGAAAAGGATGCGATCGCCCATTACAAGATGATGATCGGCCGTATCGACAACGACAGCATCGACAGCCTGTTCCGCCGGATCATTCTGGACGAGGAGCGCCATATTGAAATTCTGAGCGGATTTCTGGGGGAGCTGGAGCCGCCCGGCAATGCAGCGCGCAAAAAATGAAACAACCTGCGGCACAGCCGCAAGCTTCCCCATGACAGCAAAATAGCGCAGGACACAGGTTTTCACCTGCGCCCTGCGCTATTTGCTTTTGCAAGACCGCTATCAGGCGGGCTTTACATTGGCAGCCTTCAGCTTGCCGTTGCGGGGGTCGGTTTCCACGTCAAAGGTTACCTTCTGGCCTTCCGTCAGGCTTTTGTAGCCGTCGGCCACAATCGCCGAAAAATGAACGAAAACGTCGTCGCCGCCGTTATCATTTGCGATAAAGCCATACCCTTTATCTGCGTTAAACCATTTTACTGTCCCTGTCTCCATTGAGAGCACCTCCAAAAATATTATATCCAATTTGTTAAATAAAAAAACGCATCTTCGTAAATCATAAAAGAACTATGACTTACATAAAGATGCGAGTCCATTTAGTACATTTAGAATACGGTTATAGTATAGCACGCCATCCCTGCTCTGTCAAATGGTTTTTTCAATTTTTTTTATTTTTGAAGATTGTAACATTAAATGCGAAAGAGGTTCAAGCCTCTGACGCATTTATTTTTTTGCTTGATTTTAGACGGAAACACAGCGGAAACGGGGTGAAAGCATGGCGGGAAAGTATAAATACCTTGATTTTGAGGACAGACGGAAAATTGCGAAATGGTATTTGTCCGGCGACCGCCCGGCGGATATTGCCGAACGGCTGGGAGTAACCCCGGCGACGATCTACCGGGAATTGAAGCGAGGCGCAACCGGAGAGCTTGACCGCAACCAGCGGCAGGGCTACAACCCCGTTCTTGCACAGCAGACGGTACAAGCCAATTTCAAGCGGCGCGGGCGCGTCGTTGCCGAAGCATAACAGCCGCGGCGAATCTGGAACGGAGGTTTTGACGGTGACGGAGTTTGAAAGGGTGACGAAAAGCCCGGAGGCGCTGGGCGCGTTCTTGCGGTCCCTGCCGATTTTAGAGGGTCCGTGGGATAAAGCTTTTCAGGAACGGTATTGTGCCGGGTGCGCCGCGGAGAATTGCGACAAGTGCCCGAACGAGGCACAGCGGAACAACCCCGGATGGTGGTTGACGCTTAAAGTCGGAAAGGCGGCGCGGTGATGGACAAGCCGAAAGACATTTACGCCGCGACCGGCAAAGGGCGGGTGAGCCTATGACGAAAACGGAGTTGACGGCGTATATTTCGGCGGTTGCGGACGATGCGCTGGCAGAATGCAAAAGCGAAAACCCGCTTGAAGCATGGACAAGGTTCATTGATTTGCTTGACGCGCGGGTCCGCCGCAGAATCGGGGACGAATTGGAGCGGACCGGAAAGAACCGCTATACAGGTAAACCATTAGAAAGGCAGGACGCACTATGAAAGAAATTCAATTTCCGGATTGGGACAACCCGGCGGCTATGCTAATTTCGTCGAGGAACGCGCCGAACAAGCGGGCTGAATGGAGCGAGTACGAAAACGACGCGCGTTATACCCTTGCGCTCCGCGTTACGGTTGAAATCGCCGGTGGCCTTTATTCGTTTGAGCGGTTCGACAGCAAGGAGGCGGAGAAAGCCGCATGGCTGGAGCGGGACCGGCGGACGGCATGGAGAAACGCAATCCGGTTCGCCGAGCAGTTACACGCAAGCGCGAGCCATCGGGAATATGTTGTGAAGTTCAGGCCGGAAAGCCCGAACGTCGGGCGCGAAGCAGTTTGCATTTACCAGCGGCTTGATACGGCAATCTGTAAAGCGGAGGGGTGAAAACATCATGCAAAAGTGGACACGCCTTGACTTGCGGCGGAAAGAGTATCAACCGCCCGTAGGAACTTTGGTTGCCTTGCGGATAGCGCCGAAAGACAGACACGCCGCCCTTGCCTATAAAGAGGGGTACGACGTTGGCACGTTTGAAACCGACCACGACGGAAAAAAGTTATGGTTTCACCACCATTGCGGGGTAAGCGACCCAGTGCGCATGAAGAAGCAATGCGATATTTGGTGGGCATTGATGCCAGAATTCGACGGGGTATAAAAACTTATAAAAGGAACGGTGAAGATGGCGATTAAACGTCAATTCTGCTTGCCGTGCGTCCTTGAACTTCAAAAAACGCACAATCTGAAACGCGTAGGCGGCAGAAATCAGAAAATCACGTGCTGGAGGTGCAAGCGCCGTCGCTACGGGACGGAATACGAAATTTCCCTGAAAGCGGGTGATCGGAAATGACCATTGCGCAGATTCTTAAAAGCGGAACGATTCAGGACCCAGCAGACGCACAGCGGCTTATTAAGGAAGTAAAACAGTTGCGCGCCGAAAACAAGCACCTGAAAAAGAATTTGCGCGAATGGGAGAGCATGACGGCGGCGGATTTCGGAGAAATGCTGGCGGGCATGTAAACCGCGGCGAATCTGGAATGGGAGGATTGAATGGCTACATGTGCGAACAACGAGAAGTTGAAAATTACCATTGCGGAGAATGCAAATATTTTAAGGTTGACGCTGACAGGAACGAATCTATTTGCAAACGAATTGACCACAAAGTAATTCAATTCGGCAGACCATTTTTTAAATCATATGACTGCAACCAGCATGCAGGGACAATCTGTTCCAGCTTTATTCCTGCCGCATGGTGCAAAAATGCCATAAAAGAATGGAAAGGATTTGAAGAGTATTGGCCTAATTATGTTGAACAATGGTTGCCATATAAAAATATAAATGCGCTTATCCCTTTCTTCATAAACGGAAATACAGATATTTCATACATGGTAAAACTTATGGACTTTGTGAACGGGACAATGCTTGAGGGAAATAAATTAAAGGCAAAAGAAAAGATATATTACAAACGCGACAAAGGAAATCACGGTTGCGGCTATAAGTTGATTAAAGAATTTATTGATGGCGTATATACAACTGAAAGGCGGTGCGGTGACGATGACGGAAAGAGGGACAGAGAATGAAAACCGCTCTTATCGTGACGATTATTGTTATCTGTTCGGCGCTGGTTTTTATGCTGTATTGCTGTTTTGTCGTTTCCGGGCGGTGTAGCCGCGAGGAAGAAGAGCAGATCAGGAAAAGAAAGCGGGGTTGACATGACAGGTGAAGAACTGAAAAGCGCATTCAAGGCCGGAACGCCGGTCATAAACGGCGGGATTACATATAAATGTATTTCGGCGATCATTTACCGCCGGAGCGGGAACAGGGTTGCTGTTCAGGCGGAATTACAGGACAGGAGCGGGCACAGCGTAACGATTGCGGAGGCCAGCCGGGTAGAACCTGCAAAGGGGGCCGGGGCATGAAGTATGAATTCGTTGCCGTCGATTTTGACGGGACGCTATGCACAGACGCTTTCCCGGAAATCGGGGAGCCAAAAATACTTGTGATTACTTATGTGAAATGGTTAGCGGCGCAAGGGTCAAAGATCATTTTGCACACGTGCCGGGAGAACGGGACGCGCCCGCTTCTTGATGAAGCTTTAGACTTCTGCAAGGCGCAGGAAATACCGCTTTTCGCGGTCAATGAAAATCCGGGGAACCGTTACCCGGAGCGGTACGGGCTTTCACACAGTGACGGACGCAAGGTTTATGCAGACCTTTACATTGACGACAAGGCGATCAGCGTACAGGAAGTTGAAAGGGCGGCGGGCCTTGCCTATCTATTAAGGAAGAAAGGATTGGAAGAGGAATGGCGCAGATTACATCAAGACCCATTCAGACCGAAAGCGGGACAAGCACAGCGGCCCGAAGAATAAGCGGACGAACCATTGCAAAATACATTGTTTTGGCGGTTAGCGGGATTTTTCTTTTCAAGTCGGCTTCCGATTATGCGTACATACAGCGGGGTTATAAGGCCATCGGGGGCGAATTCTTCCTGCTTTTTCTCCCCTTATGGTACTGGCTGATTTCCCGGACAATCGGCGACTTTTTCGACATGTTCAAAGACAGCGGTTCAAAAATTCAAAATACAAATTCAGGAGGTAAAAACGATGATTAACGCAAACAACGTGGTGGTTTTCGATGAAGCGGGGATTCCGTCTATCATGGTGCGCTTCACGAAAGAGAAAAATTCCGACCTGTTCCCCGGCGGCTCCGACACCACCCACCCTATGTTCATCATTGACGGCAAAGAGGTGGACGAAATTTTCATTTCGAAGTACCCGAACACGATCATCAACGGAAAAGCCTACTCCATGCCCTACATGAAGCCCGCCACCGGCCTGACGAACGAACAGGCGGCGGAAGCCTGTTTTTCGAAAGGACCTGGCTGGCATTTGATGACCTTGCCGGAATCGGCGTTTCTTGTGCTTGACAGCAAGCGGAAAGGCACCCCGCCGCACGGAAATACGAAATTCGGAAGCTACCATGCGGACCCGTCGGAGCGCGGCGAGGTTTGCGCTTACGGAGGAATGACGCTTGCTGGGAGCGGCCCGGCGACATGGGCGCACGACCACACCCCATACGGGGTTCAGGACCTTTGCGGCAACGTGTGGGAAATGATTGCGGGCTTGCGGCTGATGAACGGAGAAATTCAGGTGATCGAGAACAACAACGCCGCGAATCCGGTTGACACTTCCGAAAAAAGCAAGCTTTGGACCCCTGTTCTGTTTGACGGCAAGCCGACGCGGTACGCGGTTGACGACGGCAGTATTCGGCTGACGAATGAAGAGAGCGGCGAGGATTGGGACGGTTGCCGCTGGGCAGACGTAGAAGCTGACATTGAAGCCCCCGAACTGTTGAAAGCCCTGTCCCTCTTCCCCGCCTCCGACGCTGAAAACGACGGATGGTTATGGGTTGATACCGAGGGCGAGCGGTTGCCGTGTCGCGGGGCGTACTGGATCAATGCGTCCAACGCGGGCGTGGGTGCCCTGCACTTGATCAGTCCGCGCTCGAACGTGTATCACAACTTCGGCTTCCGCGCCGCTTTCTATCGCAAAACTGAAAACTGATAACCGAATGACTGACGGACGGGCGAAAGCCCGTCCGGAAAGGGGTGAAAACGAAATGGGACAGGATATGCAGACGGGCCGGGCGGAGGCCGTCGAGGAATTACGCGACACGATCTTGAACGCGCTGGAGGATTACCCGGTGGATATTTGGGGCGAGGCGCTGGGTGCGGCAGTTGCCTCCCTGCTTTCCGCAAAAAGCGACGCGGAGGAAATCAGGATTGAGGACCGGGCACGCCGCACATTGGAATAGCCGCCGGACGCAACTTGAAAAGGGCATAAGAAAACCGCCCCGTGTCTGCTTTGAGAGAGCAAGCCACGGAGCGGGATTCCGCCGATGAAAATACATCACTTATCAACCTAACGTGAGTATATCATAAAGCGGCGGAAAAGTCAAGAGATAGCGCCGTTTTTGAGCGGCGTGGCGGGCTTGTAATGGGTATTATCGTTCCAGCAAAAGCCTTGTCACGTTCAGGAAGAAAAGCAGGGAATTTTTTCAGGGGGTCCCGTTCCCTTTTCGTACTCTTTTTTCTCTTTGTTCGCCGCCGAGGGTGATGGAGGGATTGCAAGGGGGGAAGAGGGAGGGGGCGAGGATAGGAACCCTCTTCCCCCCTTGCCTATTCACACAAAGCGAAGTTGTTGGAAAGTTGGAATGTTGGAAACCCTGTTTTCAATCATTTCAAGTTTTTCAATGACGGCTGGGACGCTGAACACGCCCGCTTCATCATCGGCAGAAAGAGGGTGAAGCAAAGTGCGAAGCTTCATGAGAGAAAAGAAGATATATTGCGGCGATCAGTACAGGGAGGTTGATATTTTCGGGTATTCCACGGAACAGGTTACAGTTTCACGCCGCGGGAAGCGTTCAAAAAAAGTCAAAGAATCGGCCCCGAAGCAAAAAAACCTGAACGACAAGAACGCCCGGCGGTATTTGGTACAGCTTGGGAACCTGAATTTCGGAAGTGATGAAAATGCTCTTCACGTCACGGCTACATACAGCGCGAAAAATCTTCCTCCGACCATTGAGGCCGCAGAACGTGAAATTTCAAACTACTTGCGCCGGGTCCAGTACCGCCGGGAGAAAGAGGGGTTGCCGCCCCTGAAATACATTCTTGTGACAGCGTACAGCACAGGCAAGGAAGGCGAGAAGCCGACCCGAATTCATCATCACATCATCATGAACAGCGGGCTTGACCGTAACACCGTCGAAGAGTTGTGGCGCAAGCGAAAACGGAAAGGACAGAAGAAAGGCGACAAAATCGGGTATATCAACGCCGACCGCCTACAATCGGACGAAAACGGAATTGCCGCCCTATGCAACTACCTTGCGAAGCAACCCGGAGGGAAAAAGCGGTATTCCACGTCGCAGAATCTTGAACGGCCTACAAGCCGGGCAAATGATGGACGGTACACCCGCCGACAGGTTGAAAAAATTGCAAAGGAGCGACCGGGCCGGGAGTTTTGGGAAAAGAAGTACCCCGGCTGGACCCTGACGACGGACGACGATTACGGCGCGGCCTATGAATACAACCCGGTAACAGGCTGGTCAATCTACCTAAAATTGAGAAAGAAAGAATAGGAGGCATCACAGAATGACAGCGGAGCGGGAACGGCTTTTGCAGAAGATCAAGCGGGTTCAGGCTTTGGCAGAGCGCGGCGTGGACGGTGAAAAGGATTCCGCCGCCGCCCTGCTTGAAGCGCTGATGACCCGTTACAACATCACCGAAGAGGATATTTCAGCCGAGCGGGAAGAATTGGCGTGGTTCAGGTACAAAACCGAGCTTGAAAGGCGGCTTATTCTGCAAGTGATCTATTCGATTACCGGTAAATGCGCCGCGGGGTGCGTCGGAGCCAACACGGGAAGGACCCGAAAGAAAGTAGGGACTGAATGCACAGCGGCGGAACGGCTGGAAATCGAAATCAGCTTTGAATTCTTCAACGCGGCTATGAAATCCGAGCTTGAACGCTTTTATACGGCGTTCGTAAACAAAAACAGGATTTTCCCGCCGTCGGATAAAGCCGGGCTTGTCCCGGACCAGCCGGAAATGAGTATGGAAGAAGCCTTGAAGCTTGCGGCAATGATGGAGGGCATGGACAGGCACACCCGCCGGAAGATGATCGAGAGCGGGGCGAGCGAATGAACAGCTTACCCACCGCGAGCGGTTCAATAACGCGCATGTTACCGTCCGGGGAGGTCACGCACAGCGGCGATTATGGTTCGGTGATTGAACGCCTTTGTCAACTGGAAGATCAGCGGCACCCCGGCGAGCGGTTCACAATCCGACGGGAAAACGGCGAAGCATTCCCACGCCGGGGAATCGAACTTGTCCTTAGCAGACTTTACGATTATGAGCATTTCGGGGGTGATGAAACGTGCAGATAGACCAGCGGAGCGCCCGCCAGAGGTGGCAAAACACCGTAAACAACGCGCAGGGGCATATTTTCGAGGATAACATAAAAGCCGCTTGCGTTGCGTATCGGGATCGGGGCCGGGCGAAGATCGACAAAACCCCCGAAGCGTTCAGGGTCAAGACGAAGCACCCGGACGGGACTTTCACGGGGTGGTTCACCGCTCCAGCCCAGCCGGACTATCAGGGGACGCTTGACGGCGGGCGCTCAATCGTGTTTGAAGCGAAGTACACGACCACGGACCGCATGAAGCGCGGCGTTCTCACGGGTGAGCAAATGGACGATCTGGAAGATCACGCCCGATGCGGAGCGGTTGCCGCGGTCTGTATCGGAATTCAGGACAAGTTTTTCTTTATCCCGTGGGAGGCATGGCGGGAAATGAAGCGCCATTTCGGGCGGCAATACGTGACCGCCGCGGACGTTGAGAAATTCCGGGTACGCTTCACGGGAGCGGTTATGTTCCTTGATTACGTTCACATTTCGGCGGCTTCCATTGTTCTATTTGCCGCGGAAGAACTCAAAAACAAAAAGGAGGGCGGTAAGCATGAAGAAAAAGCACAATCTGAAAGTGACGGTCCGGGTCACGCCGCAGACGGCATTCAACCTTGACAAGCTGGTTCAGATCAGCGGGCTAAAAGCGCCCGGAAGAGTAGTTGACAAGCTTGTCCGAGAGAAAATGCTACAACTCCGAGGGAAGAGCGAATAAGCATGTTCAAACTGAACCGCCTGTATAACCTTGACTGCATGGAAGCAATGAAAGAAATCCCGGACAAATACTTTCAGCTTGCCATATGTGACCCGCCTTACGGAATCGGGCATGATGGGCAACGCCGCCGGGTACATAAAAACCCGAAGCATAACCGGAAATATCACGAATTCAGAGGCTGGGACGAACAAACGCCGCCACCGGAATATTTCAGAGAGTTGGAGCGGGTTTCAGTCAATCAAATTATATGGGGCGGGAATTATTTCGCCCCCATGCTGGACAAGGGGACGAAAGGCTGGATTGTATGGGATAAAGGACAACACGGCCTTTCAATGAGCGATTGCGAACTTGCCTATACGTCTTTCGACCGTCCGACGCGCGTTGTCGTCATCAACAGGGCGGAGTTACAGCGGGACGGCGACACGATCAGCCCGGCGCAGAAGCCGGTAAAGCTCTATCGGTGGACGCTTTCAAACTACGCCCAGCCCGGCGACAGGATTCTTGATACTCACGCAGGGAGTGCAAGCAGTTTAATTGCCTGTTATGAAATGGGCTTTGACTTCTTGGGATTTGAGATCGACGAAGTGCAGTTCAAAAAGGCGGACGGGCGGCTGGCGGCGGAAATGGCGCAAATTCGGTTTATCGACCTTGTGAATCAGTCAAAAGAAAAATTGTTTTGAAAGGGGGCGGCGACGGTGACGCTCAAAAAATGTGAGCGGTGCGGAGGACCGACCGCGGAGGGAATGCCAATATGCCCGGATTGCATGAAAGCCGCGGGCGCGTCCCCGGAAGAGGTCAAAGCGGCGGAGGGTTTGCGGGATATTGCGCGGGTGCTTTCGATCACAGCGGAAACAGACGGAAATATCAAAGAAGCCATGACGGGAATTTTGAACATTGCCGACAGGTTGGAGGGGAGGAAATAACGGTGGAGTTTATCAGGTTCATTTTTTCAAGCTTTTGGATTTGGCTGGGGTTCACCCTTGCGGCGGCTCTGATACTGAATCAGACGGCGGAGTTGATAAAAGCAATCAGGCCGACAAAGCACATTGACGCTTACAGAATCGGCGACAGGTGGCATTTTCAGATCGAGCGGGCAAGCAAAGAAGATATTGAAATGATGATGAAACAGGCGGCGGACAGCGGCGAGCGGGACGGTGACGAAGAATGAATGAAGCCCTTTTAAGCAGTAAAAACATGGAATGGTGTACGCCGCAGGACTTTTTCGACCGTCTGAACGCTGAATTTCATTTTACGCTTGACGCGGCGGCAACGTGCCGGAATGCAAAATGCCCGGAATATTACACGAAAGAAACGGACGGGCTGAATAAACCGTGGAACCTTGCGGGGGGGGTACGGTGTTTTGCAATCCTCCATACGGGCGCGAGATCGGGAAATGGGTTCGCAAGGCATACGAAGAATCCCGGAACGGGACGACCGTTGTTTTGCTTCTACCGGCACGAACAGACACGGCATACTTTCATGACTACATATACGGGCGCGCGGAAATTCGCTTTATTCGCGGGAGGCTGAAATTCACAGATGAAGCGGGCAACGTATACGCCCCCGCCCCGTTCCCGTCTATGGTTGTCGTCTATAACGGAAAAAAGGAGGGATCAGCTTGAAAGCATTTACTGTTTATCAGCCCTTTGCATTTGCAATTGTCGCAGGAATAAAGCCCCACGAAACACGCCCGCGGCAGACGAACATTCGGGGCCGCGTCGCTGTTCACGCTGGGAAGCGTGATGCGTGGCGCACGGGAATTCTTGAAAATGGGACCATGCCGCAGATAGAAAAGATGTTGTCGGAGTATCAAGGAACCGGGGACAGAGCCGCACGCCTTGACTACGGCGCAGTAATCGGCACGGTTGAAATTGTCGGGTGCGTCCCGGTTGAAGAGGTTATAAACAGGCTGACCGAGCGGGAACGGTTGCTGGGCGACTATTCACCGGGACGGTTCGCATGGATTTTGAAAAATCCGATCATGTTTGAAAACCCGATTCCGGCCCGCGGTCAACAGGGCTGGTGGGAATGGAAAGAAGAGAAATGAATAGCGGTTTCGGAATTATTTATACCGACCCACCGTGGAAGCAAACAAAAGGCGGAACAAGAAAATGCAGACCGCGGCAAGGGAAAGTCTTAGATTATCCAACACTTGGATTGACGGAAATATTCTCCATACAAAAGCCTTTTTTCAATTTAGCGGCAGAAAAGCACAATGTTTTCATGTGGACAATAGACAAGTTCCTTTTTGATGCAGAAGCAGAGATGAAACGGATGGGTTACGCTCTCCATGCGCGGTTTATTTGGGACAAAGGAAACGGAATCGCACCAGCTTTCACGGTGAGATTTTCGCATGAATACTTATTGTGGTTTTACAAAAAAGGCAGAATCCTTTTACCGAGATCAGAAACCCGCGGAAAATATACAACGGTCATGAGGGAACGTTCAACGACGCATAGTAAAAAGCCGGAATGCGCTTATCTGATGTTGGAGGACATGTTTCCGGACGCGAGAAAAATAGAACTCTTTGCCCGCAACACAAGACCGGGATGGGAAAGTTGGGGCAATGAAGTATAAAAATGAGGGTGAAAATACATGACTTATCAACCTAAAATCGTAAAATGCCGCCTTAAAACGGGCGGCAAGAGCATTGAAGAAATCCGGGAGCGGTACAAGGGTCAAGGCATGGTGTACCGGGATTTTGAAAACATACAGCGGGCAAACGAGCAGTTCGACGGATTGACCGTTCTTCTTTCCCTTTGGAGCTATGACCATCACGAAAGCTACCATTTGCATAATTGGGAGCCGACAGACGACGAACGCATAATGATGGCGATTTACTATTCCGAGCAGGTCCACCCGTTCCCGCAGTATAAAAACGACCTTGAAAGCTTCAAAAAGGATTGGGCCGCAGGCACATATAGTTCCGATTGCGCGTTGTGCTTTGAACCGGCGGACGTTGAAGAAATCGAAGTGATTTCGGAAGAAGTTATTCCGCCGGAGCCGTCCCCCTCTTCCCCGCCGCCGCAGAAGCGCAAGGAAAAGCGCCGCAGGAAATGAGGGCGGCACATGGAAACGGAACTGACAAAGGCAATCAAAAAGCGGCTTCACTACTTCCGCCCAGCTATGAATAGCAGTATGCGGACCATACGCTGGGCGGAGGAAGTGAGAACCCCAACCGGGTTCGTCGATGTTATCCGCTTTGAAGATTACATAGCGAACAACGAAAGTTATTGTTCCCGCGAACACCCGTCAACGAAGTTCATTCCCCCGCAACCATGTAAAATTCCGGGAAAGGCTTTTCCGTGCGACGAATGCCGCGGTTGCGTACACCACAAGCACGTTTATGAATTGGGAATTTTGACGACATGCTTTGAAGTGAAAATAACCGTTTCGGACTTCAAAAGCGAAAACGGGCACAACTTTCACGGAAACCGGAATTATTACGCGGTCCCGATTGAGATTTACGACAAGATCGAAAGCCTGACCCCACCGGGAATCGGAATAATCGTGTTTTACCCGGAAAGCCGTCACATGATCGTAAAACGGGAATGCGAACACCGGGAAATCAGTTATGAGGATTTAGCGTACATGCTTTATGACGCTTTGAAAAAATGGGTTTGAAAGGAGCTTTGAGAATGCGGAATTATAAGGGCATATATATACCGGCTTGCCCGAACCGTTGCTTTGAAAGGATTGTTGATGCAGGGATAGCGGAAAACGTCGTTGATGGCATGGAACCGAGAATTGCCCCGAATGGAATAGGAAGTAGCTGTTTTGCTTTCCGCCGCTATTCAAAGAAACTGAAACGGCATGGCCACACAGTGAACGGTCATTATTATTCAGAGCGGTGGACACATTGCCCGCATTGCGGGGAGAAATTGGAGGGGTGAGCATGAAACCGATCTATAAGCCGAAAGGCCGCGCCCGTGAATACGGGGACTATGCCATCAACATTTATACCGGGTGCAATCACGGTTGTTTCTACTGTTACGCCCGGAAAATGCGGGAGAGGTACACGGCGAAAGACTGTATTTGCACATTCAACAGCCCACGGCCCGCCCCGAAATTGTCGAAGCCGTACAGCGGCAGTTACAGCGGGAGAAGATCACCGGGAAGCTGATTCACCTTTGCTTCATGTGCGACCCTTACCCCGCAGACATTGACACGTCACCGACGCGGGCGGTCATTCAGGCGATCAAAGACAGCGGCAATAACGTTCAGATTCTTACAAAAGGCGGATTCCGCGCCGAACGGGATTTTGATTTGTTAGGTCCGGGCGACTGGTTCGGGGTCACACTGACGGGAGAGGACAGCAAGGAACCGCGCGCGGCGGTATCATCGGAGCGGTACGCGACCATAAAGGCCGCACATGCCCGAAATATTCAAACATGGGTAAGCTTTGAACCCGTCTACAATCCCGAAATGGTTTATACGTGCATTCGGAGTTCTGACGCGATCGACCTTTTCAAAATTGGAAAGCTGAACTATGCGCCGTCTGAAATCAGATGGGCCGAGTTCGGAGAGAAAGCGGAGCGACTTTGCAGGGAGTACAAGCGGAATTATTACATCAAAGAGGATTTGCGGACAGAAATGGAGGGCAAATAAATTATGCGATTTCATCTTTTTTGCCTGAAATGCCACGCGACATACTCAATCCCGGAATGGGCCATGAAGCGCATGACGTACCCGGAATACAGCTATTGCGATAAATGCTATCTTGAAAAAGAGGGAAAACCGAGAAGCCTATTTGCAAAGGTGTTTACAAGAAAAGAGAGGAATCACAACAGCCAATGAAAAACGAGCGGAACGACCTGAACCGCGCGCTGGCGGAGTTCAAAGCGGCGGTGCTTCAATCGAAACCGGGTCAAGCCGTGTATTCCGCGGTGGCATGGACCCTGAACGGGATTGCGGCGGCTTTAGAAAAAATTGCTGGAGGTAAACGGAAATGAGAAAATCACAGTTTAACGCCTTTTGCCCAGTTGAGATCGGCGACAAATTGAGGGATACACAAGGCCGGGTTCACACGATCACGGACATTGCTTGCGTTCATTACGTCCGAGCGGGAAAGGTTGAATTCCGTTTCGAATTGGACCGTTCCGGGGTGTACTCCCCTATTGAGTTCCCAGAGGAAATGGCAAAGGAAATTCGGATAAGGTTCACGCAGGAATAACCCCGCCGTCGAGCGGGTCAACAAAAAACAAGGAGGTTTGCACGATGAAAACAATATCAGTTATCAACCTGAAAGGCGGCGTTGCAAAGACCCTGACCGCTGGGAGCATGGCGCATATTCTCGCGGTTTTCTACAAAAAGCGGGTTTTGCTTGCGGACAATGACAAACAGGGTAACACGTCAAAAGCGTTCGGGGTTCATTCTTACGATGACAAAAGCATTTCAGATGTTTTGACCGCCCGCCGGATTGACCCGCACGAAGTCATAAAACATACCCGGTATGAAAACATAGACGTTTTGCCCGCGAACATGACCTTGATTCGGGCAAATCTGGAAGTGATGATGGACAGCGCCCGGCCCCAGCAAACACGCTTACGGGACGCGCTGAACCCCGTAGCGGGTGAATACGACTTCTGCATCATCGACAACGCCCCGGACATCAACATTTCGACGATCAACGCGCTTGTCGCGTCCGATGACGTGATAATTCCCATCAAAATCGACGAATACGCCTTTGACGGCCTTTCGGAACTGAAAGAACAGATTGAAAACACGCGGGACGACCTGAACCCGCGCTTGCGGCTGGCGGGGTGCCTGATTACATGCTTTCAGAGGACGGACGCGGACCGGCAGGGTGAAGAATGGTTGAAAGCCCAGCCGCAATACCCGGTTTTTGATACGCACATTCGCTATTCGGAGAAAGTCACCGAAAGCACCTTTGCAAAGACCCCGATTGTAGAATACAGCCGCCGGAGCGGGGCCGCAATGGACTATATCGCGTTCGTTCAAGAGTATTTGCAGAGAGGGAAAAAATAATTGTCCGATTCGGACAGAAAGGGGCGTTTCACATGGCAGGAAAATTCAATTTGAATCAGCTTTTGACCGATGTTTCGAAGCGAGCGGCTTCCGGGGAGAGCGCGCCGCCCGTTGCCGCCCGCCGCCCGGCTGGTGAAATCGTGATGTTGAGCGTTTACGACCTTGTACCATCGGAAGATAATTTTTATTCCATGAACGACATTGAAGAACTGAAAAACAAGATTGAGCTTGCAGGGAAAGTGCTTCAAAACCTTATCGTCATACCGATGGACAGCGGAAAATACAAGGTCATAGCGGGGCACCGCCGCCGTCTTGCGTCGATTGCCCTTGTTGAAGAGGGAAAGCCGGAATATGAATTCGTTCCTTGCACAGTTGAAGCAAACGAGGCCGACGCGGAGATTCAGGCCATACGGGAAGAAATCATGCTGATAGCGGCAAATTCGCAAAGAGAGAAAACGGCGTGGGACAAGATCGAGGAAACGCGGAGAACGCGCGATCTGCTGGAGAAGATCAAAAAGCGGGAAAAAATACCCGGAGATATGCGGAAGCACGTTGCAAAGGCTCTGAACACCAGCCCGGCGCAGATCGGACGATACGACGCGATCATAAACAATCTTTGCCCGGAGTTCATGGAGGAATTGAAACAGGACCGCATAAACATTTCGACCGCCTATGAGCTTTCGGGGTTGTCTAAAGAGGTTCAGCAAGCCGCTTTTGAAGAATTCAGGGAGAGCGGCACAATTTCGATCAAGGACGCAAAAGCGAAGAAGCCGGAACCCGCCCCGGAGCGGGCGGAACCGGAACAGCCGCAAGCGGAAGAGCCGCCACGCGCCGTACAGCCGCAGGAAGCTTCACAGCCAGCACCGGAAAAGCAAGCAGAGCCGGAGCCAACACCTGAACCGGAACAGCCGCCGGAAAAAACCGAAGAATCAGAAACGGAGGCACCGCCGGACACGGCGGAGGAACCGGAACAGCCGACAGCGGCCCCGGAACTTTCACCCCCTGCCCCGCCGGATATTGCAGAGAACACGGAAGCCCTGAAAATGTACCGCATAGACAACGGATTTATCGGTGACGGGAACGTTCGCGCATATTGCGTCGCCCGCACGGAAGCACAGGCGCGGGAGCTTGCGGAAGCGGAGTTTCAAAAGGACGCGCGCGGAGAATCCCGCACGTACCCCGCTGAATACTGGAAGAACCTTACCTTGACGCTTTTGTGTGACGATGTTTCGCAAGGGTTTTGCGGCGAAGTGAGCGACTAAAAATATGCTGAAAAAGGGGTGAACCGATGGACGGCCCAAAATTGAATAAAACGCTGAACGAGTACGGCGAGCGGATACAAAAGATCGTTTGCGTAGTTGCCGATAAAGCCGGAATTTCGATGGAAGAAGCGGCAAGCCGAATTTCCAACGCGTTGCAGACGATCACGGAATCGTTAAAAAGTGCGTTTGAGGAAGTCGGAAAAACTTTCGAGCAGTTGCGCAAAAGTGGGATATTCAATCACGGAAATGTTTCAAGCGCCCGTCGCCATAAAGCAGAGCGGAGCCGGGCGCGGACAATAGAACAGGTTTACCATGAAAAAATAAGGCTATTCGAGTGGCAGAGGCCATTCCGGAAAGTGTATAAACCGCCTTAGCGAAAAGGGAGGGAAACGGGCTTTATGAACAAGGGAAAGGCAATCGAAATATTGAAATTTTACCGGGACGTAGATAAAGCAATCAGTCTGAACGAGCGGGTTATAAATGACCTTGAAGATCAGTATTACAATTCGGTGGGTGCCGTCAACATGGACGGAATGCCGCACGGAAAAGGCGGAACGTCAAGCCCCGTCGAAACAACCGTTCTTCATATTCCCCGTTCAGCGTCGCGGACGATCAGAGAGATGGAGCGCGAAAACGGAAAGCTGGAAAAAATCAAGTCGGAAATATTGCATGAACTGAACCGCCTGAATTATCATCAAAAAGCGGTCATTTTAGGCTTTTACATACGGGGGCTACAATGGGAACAGATTTCGGAACAAACGCATTACAGCCCCCGGCAATGTAGGAATATCCGTGACACCGCGCTTGACCGTCTGACGAAGCGATTTACTTCAAACAGAATGATTGCAAACTACCGTTTCCCGGAATGAATTAAGATTGCCACCCATTGCCTGTTTTATCTGCTATAATTGGCATTGTAAAAAGTTAGCATAACAGTTCCGAGGGCGGTTCCTCCCGGCCTGACGGACGCTGAAACGAACTCTATTTTTGAAATAGGGTTCGTTCTTTTTTGCGCTTCCGGAGGGCCGCGCCCGGCGGAGATTGAAAAACAAACGAAAGGGGGTGCGCGGGTGCATGGCGAGAGCGCGAAGCCCGGAGCGGGACAAGGCACGGGAAATATGGCTTGATTCAGGCGGAAAACTCACGGCGAAAGAGGTTGCGGAAAAGGCCGGAGCGAAGCCGGAACAGGTTAGAAAATGGAAGAGTTTGGACAAGTGGAAAACGGCTCTTGAAGAACAGAATTCAAAGCGCCGCCGCGGAGGACAGCCGGGAAACAAGAACGCCGCCGGAGCGGGTGCGCCTTTTGGGAACGCGAATGCCGAAACGCACGGGGCCTATTCCACCGTGCATCTTGCGGACCTGCCGCCGGAGCAACGCGCATATATCGAAAGCCTGACGCTTGACACAAAGGCGAACATGCTTCACGAACTGCAACTGCTGATGGCAAAGGAAACGGATTTACGCGAGAAGATCAGGACGCTGGAAAACGGCGACGCTGACGCGCTCTATGTTGACAAGGTTGTTCAAATGCTTGTCCCACGCCCGCGCGTAAGGGACGACGACGGCAAGGAAACAGAGGATTTCAAGGACATTCCGGAGTTTGACGGGACCGACGAACGCTATAAAACAGCAATGAAAACCGTAATCAAAGCAAGCCCGTTCGACCGTGCCATGAAGCTGGAAGCAGAGTTAAACAAAATACACGGGCGCATTATTAAACTGCTGGATTCAATCAAGGCTTATGAACTCGAATCAAGCAGGGTGAGGCTGGAGGAACGCAAGTACAATCTTGCGAAGCAACGGTTGATCGGAGCGTATGAAGTAAACGAAAAAGGAGAGATCGACGATGAAAACGACGATTTCATGCCTGACCTGAACCCCGACAAACCCGAAAAATGGTAGGTTCTTCCACGCAGGTGGACGGCTTGCGGGTTCGGCGAGCCCCGGCGGTTCATTAGCTATGAAATGTTTTTTATCGCTTCCGAGCGACCCGAAATTTTTTCAAGGAGGGGTGTTAAAAAAATCAGTTAGAGGGGTGAGGGCGTGAAACTTTATGATTCTAAAGCGGTTGCCCGATTTCTGGACGTTTCAGAACGGCGCGTCCGGCAGTTGCGCGACGAAAAAGTTATCACCGAAAAGCGCCCCGGCCTGTATGATCTGATAGAAACGAATCACAGCTACATCAACTACCTACGCAAGCGGAATCCGGAAAGCGAAGAAAATATAGACTACAACACCGAGCGGGCGAAGCTTGTCCGGGCCAAAAGGAAAAACGAAGAATACGAATTGCAGTTGAAAGAAAACCAGCTTCACGCCGCGGTAGATATTGAAATTGTGATGAAAAACATGCTGGTTAATTTCAAGTCGAGGCTGATGGCGATTCCGTCGAAGCTTTCCCCTATTCTCTGTAAAAAGACGGACAAGGCGGAAATTTTTAAGCTGTTGAAAGAACAGATCGACGAAGCGTTGCTGGAGCTTTCAGACTTCAAAACCGCATTCGGAAAGGAGGCGGCGGACGGTGAAAAAAGCGACGATTAACCTTTTTCAGCGTATTTTTGCCGTGCTTGCCCCTCCCCCAGACATGACAATTTCGGAATGGGCCGACGAATACCGCCGCTTATCCTCCGAATCGTCGGCAGAGCCGGGGCGGTGGCGGACATCGAAAGCGCCATACCAGCGTGAGATCATGGACGCAATTTCAGACATACGGATTAGAAAAATTGTCGTAATGAGCGCGGCGCAGGTTGGAAAGACGGACGGTTTTATTCTTAACCCGATAGGCTACTACATGCAGTACGACCCGTCGCCGATCATGGTTATGCAACCGAACGTCCAGCCTATGGCGGAATCGTTCAGTAAGGACAGACTTTCGCCCATGTTGCGAGATACACCGGCCTTGCGCAATCTGGTAAACGATAAAAGCCGGAACAGCGGCAACACGATTCTTCAAAAGATTTTTCCCGGAGGGCACGTGACGATAGTGGGGGCTAATTCGTCGTCCGGATTGCGAAGCCGCCCCATCCGGATTCTGCTGGCGGACGAAATCGACGCTTACCCTGCAACGGCTGGGAATGAGGGCGACCCCCTCTTGCTTGCGGAAAAACGGCTTACTACTTTCTGGAACAAGAAAGAAGTTTACGTTTCAACCCCCACGATCAAGGGAGCGTCACGAATCGAAGTAGAGTACGAACACAGCACACAGGAGGAATGGAACGTTCCTTGCCCGAATTGCGGCGCATACACGCCGCTTGAATGGGCGAACATCGTTTTTGATAAAGAAAACCTGAACGAAATCACTTGTGTTTGCCCGCATTGCGGAGCGGTTGCGGGAGAAACCGAGTGGAAAGAACAGTTCCAAAAAGGAAAGTACGTTGCCGCGCACTCCGAAAGAAAGGTTCGCGGCTTCCACCTGAACGCCCTTGCCTCCATGTTCGTGGAGTGGCGGGAAATCGTCGAAAAGTTCATCACCGCGAACGAGGAAAAAAAGAAAGGCAACATCGAACTTTTGAAGGTCTGGACCAATACCGAGATGGGCCAAACATGGGAGGAAGAGGGCGAACAGCTTGAATCCGACGACCTGTATAAACGCAGAGAGAAATATAATTGCGAGGTCCCGGAGGAAGTGCTGGTCCTGACGGCTGGCGTTGACGTGCAGGACGACCGCTTTGAAGCCGAGGTTGTCGGCTGGGGCGTTGACAAAGAAAATTGGGGAATCAAATATCAAGTCATTTATGGAGATTTGAAGCTGAAACCCGTCTGGAATGAACTGGACACGTTTCTTTCGCAGACGTTCACGACGGCAGACGGGCGGCGGCTGAAAATCATTTGTACTTGCGTCGATTCCGGCGGACACTTTACCAATCAGGTATACCGATTCTGCAAAGAACGCATGGCGCGGCGCGTTTGGGCGATCAAAGGAAAAGGCGGCGCGGAGGTCCCCTATTACAACAAGCCGTCCACAGCAAACAGCGTCAAAACACCGCTTTTCACAATCGGCGTTGACACCGGGAAAGCGATCACCTATCAGCGGCTGGCGGTGCCGGAAGAGGGGCCGAACTACTGCCATTTCCCGCGGGAAAAGGACCGAGGGTACACGCAGGAATATTTTAAGGGCCTGACCGCTGAAAAAATGGTGATGACCTACAAAAAAGGAAAGGCGCAATATGTGTGGAGGTTAAAAGACGGAATCAAGCGGAACGAACCGCTTGATATACGGAATTACGCCACCGCCGCGCTGGAGATTACAAACCCAGTTTTGAAGAAGCCGGAAGAAAGCGGAGCCGCCCCGCCGCATAAAAGGCGCGGCAGAAGAACGAACGGAGGGATTACATAATGCCACAGACAGCGGAGCGGCTGGAAATTGCAAAAAAGCACCTTGACGCATGGCTAACCGCCGAATTGGAGGTTACGACGCATCAAAGCTATACGATCGGTTCCCGGAGCCTGACGAAAGCGAACCTTTCAGAGATCAGGGAACAAATAAAATTTTGGCAAAACGAGGTTGCCCGCCTTGAAAACATCGGGCAAAGACACGGAAGAAACCGCGTCATGCGGGCGGTCCCGCGCGATTTGTGAGGAAAGGACGGTGAAGCGGTTTGAATGTTATTGACCGAGCGATTGCCGCTATATCGCCCGAAAGGGCCTTGAAACGAGCGGGGGCGCGGCGAAAACTTGAAATACTGGACAGCGGGTACAGCAACTACGGCGCGTCGCATACGAAGAAGTCGCTTGCGGGATGGCTTTACGGCGGAGGCTCCGCGCTGGAGGACATACAAGACAATCTTTCGACCTTGCGGCAGAGGTCCCGCGATCTTTACATGGGCGTTCCGCTGGCGACCGGCGCGCTGAAAACGTGCCGAACAAACGTCGTCGGGTCCGGCCTAAAGTTAAAAAGTCAAATTGATTATGAGGCTTTGGGAATGCCGGAGGAAGAGGCGCGCGCGCTTGAAAGCAAGATCGAGCGGGAATTTGCGCTATGGGCTGATTCCCCCGCTTGCGATTTGGAGCGGCTGGACAATTTTTACGAACTCCAGCAACTCGCTTTCTTGAACTGGCTTATGAGCGGCGACGTTATCGCAACGTTGCCGGTGACAAAGCGGGCCAACATGCCGTATGACCTACGCATTCATTTGATCGAAGCGGACCGGCTATGCAATCCGAACGGAACCATAGACCCGCACATTGTCGGCGGCGTTGAAACGAACGACGACGGCGAGGTTGTCGCCTACCATATCAGCAAGCACCACCCGCTTTCCTATGAAATGACGGAAACGGGATGGACGCGAGTTGAAGCGTGGGGAGAAAAGACCGGACGGCGGAACGTGCTTCACGTTATGAACCGCGAGCGAATCGGACAGCGCCGCGGCGTTCCATTCCTTGCCCCCGTCATAGAAGCATTGAAGCAGTTGGGGCGGTATACGGACGCGGAGCTTGTCGCCGCGGTTGTGTCGGGCATGTTCACGGTGTTCATCGAAAAAGATTCCGCTTCCAGTGACGGCGCTTTCGGGGAAATTGTGCCGGAAGAAGATCAGGTGGACGCGGGCGACAACAGCACGATTGAACTTGCCCCCGGCGCGATTGTTGATTTGAACGACGGTGAAAAAGCGCACGACATGAACCCCAGCCGACCGAACACCGCGTTTGACGGATTTGTGGTTGCGATTTGTCGGCAGATCGGGGCGGCTCTTGAAATCCCCTATGAACTGCTGGTAAAGAACTTCAACGCGTCGTACAGCGCGTCAAGGGGGGCACTTCTGGAAGCTTGGAAGATGTTTCGAATGTATCGGACTTGGCTTTCAAGCGATTTTTGCCAGCCGATTTATGAAGAGTGGTTCGCGGAAGCCGCGGCAAAGGGAAGAATCCCCGCGCCCGGCTTTTTTGCCGACCCGATACGCCGGAAAGCGTTCACCGGCGCGGAGTGGAACGGCCCGGCGCAAGGTCTGTTGAACCCGGTTCAGGAGGTAACGGCGGCGGAAAAGAGGGTTTCAAACGGATTTTCGACCCGTGAACGCGAGGCAACGGAAATGAACGGGTCCGATTTTTACCGCAACGCCGCGCAGTTAAAACGCGAAGAAGCAATCATGAAGGAGGTCAAAGGAAATGCCGACAATAACGCAACCGAAAAATAAGCACTTTTGGAGTTTCCGCGCCGCCGCAGACGATCAGCCGCCGGAACTGATTCTTTACGGCGACATTTCAAGCACGACATGGTGGGGCGACGAAGTAACCCCGCGGCAGTTCAGCGACGAACTGATTGCGCTGGGGAACGTACCCGTTATCGTCGTAAGAATCAACAGCGGAGGCGGCGACGTGTTCGCCGCGAACGCCATTTACACCCGGTTAAAGGACAATCCCGCAAAAATTATCGTAAAAATCGACGGCTGGGCGGCTTCCGCCGCGACAATCGTCGCGATGGCGGGCGACGTGATCGAGATTCCCGGAAACGGCGTGTTCATGGTTCACAAGGCAAAGATGGGCCTTTCGGGGTACTACGGGGACGACGATTTTGCAAAGATGATCGAAGAAATCACCGTCATCAACAATTCAATCGTCAACGGGTACGCCCTGAAAACCGGGAAAAGCCCGGAGGAAATCACCGCGATTATGGCGGCGGCAACATGGTACGACGGGAAACAGGCAGTTGAAGCCGGATTTTGCGACAAGCTGATGTTTGAAGATGCTGAAACGACCGTCGAAAACGCTTCAAAAATCGTCGTGAACAGCGTTGCGCTGGACCTTACCCGTTTCCCGGATATGCCCCTTTCGCTGTTAAACCGCTGTACGGCCCACACGCACAGCGGTTTTTCACATACATCAACCAAAACCGAAACCGAAAAGGAGAGAAAAAACATGCCTGAAAACAAGGAAATCAAGACCGTTGACGACCTGAAAGCGGCTTACCCCGATCTTGTGGCGCAGATTGCGAAAGACGTGACCGCCGCAGAGCGCAAACGCATTCAGGACATCGAGGACGTGGCACTTGCGGGCTTTGAAAATATCGTGAACGACGCGAAATTCAAAAACCCCATTGCCGCGGGCGACGTTGCAAAAGCGATTGTCGCCGAGCAGAAGAAGCAGGGCGCGGACTACCTTGCCGCCCGCGACGACGACGCAAAGGACAGCGGCGCGGGTAAAGAGGGAGCTGGCGCACAGCACGAGGGAGCGGCAGACAAGAGCGGCGCGAACGATTTCGACGCGGCGATTGACAAGCTGTATCCCACAGCGAAATAAGGAGGAAAACGACCATGTATGAAATCAACAGCGATCAAACGACCCCGGAAAACCTGTTTGCGGGGGAATATCCCGTCGTGACAGAGGCGGCGGCGGTAAAAACCGGCGCAACGGTGCGCAGACGCGCGCCTGTCATCACCACGGCGGAGGGAATCACGGAAGCGACGGCGGAGGGCCTTGCGGACCTGTACGGCATTGCCGCCGCCGATTCGACAGACGGCGGCGTTGTGTGCTACCTGACAGGCGAATTTTTCGCCGACGCGCTGGTATTGCCGGAGGGCGTAACCGTCGAAGCTCTGAAACCGGCTTTTCGTAAGCTGGGAATCTTTTTGAAGTAAAGGAGATAAAAAAATGGCTATCAATACGAACCTTTATGAACCGCGCACTATGGGGAAACTGATTACCCGTATGCCCCCGGTCCACACTTTTTTCCGCGATACGTTTTTCAAAAACGTGCGCACGTTCCCGACGAAGAGCGTTGACGTTGATTTCAAAAAAGGAAACCGCGCGCTTGCGCCTTTCGTGCATCCCAAAATCGGCGGGAAAACCGTTCCGAACCGCGGCTATCAGACGAAGAGCTATACCCCGGTGCTGGTTGCCCCGAACAAAATCACGACCGTTGACGACCTGCTGGAGCGGTCCGCGGGCGAAAATCCGTACAGCGGCAGAACCCCGGCGGAACGCGCCGTCGAAAAGCTGGCCGAAGATTTCAGCGAGCTTACCGAAATGATCGTGCGCCGCGAGGAATGGATGGCGGCGACGGCGATTTTCACCGGGCAGATTCCCATTATCGGCGAGGGACTGAACGAAGTGATCGACTTCAACTTCACAAACAAAGAAACCATTGTGACCGACACCCTGAAATGGGGAGCGGCGACCGCAGACCCGCTGGCGGACCTTGAACGCTGGCGCAAAGCCGTTCAGAAAGAGGGGTTCGTAAACTGCAACGTCTGCATTATGGCAAGCGACGTTTCCGCGGCTTTTGTGAATAACGCAAAGGTGCAGAAGCTTCTTGACACGAAAGCCTATGACCTTGCGGCGGTGAAGCCCCGCGAGCTTCCGAACGGCGTTACCTACATCGGCACGATCAACAAGCTGGGGCTGGACCTGTACGAATACAACGAATGGTATCTTGACGACTGGACCGACCCGGAAGCACCGGAGCAGAAGCCGCTTGTTCCAGACGGGACGCTTGCCCTGCTTTCCACCGGCGCGGATTACTCCATCTATTACGGCGCGGTGACTATCCTTGACGACAAGAGCGGGAATTTTGTCACCGTAGAGGGAAACAGGGTTCCGCAAACATGGATTGAGCGCCGCCCGGACCGCCGCTTCCTCCAGATCAACAGCAAGCCGCTGACCGTCCCCCATGAAGTCAATAGCTGGTTCGTGGCGCAGGTTCTGTAATGAACTTCAAAGCGCAGATTGAGCGGGACTTGACGGCAGTTTTTCACAACAGCGGCGAACTTGCGGACGATCTGGAATTCTGGATTGACGGGACCCGCTACAAAGGACCCGTTATCCTTGACGACATCGGAGCGGCAGATAGGAAAAAGCCGTCCACGGACCACGCGGACGGATTAACTCTTGTCGATTTAGTCATGTACGCCACCCTTTCCCTGCTGAAAACGATTCCCAAAAGAGGGCTGAACGTCGAGATCGGCGACGATGTTTACACAATCATAAAGGTTCACCCGGAGGCCGGGGAAATCGTGCTGTATTTGGAGATGTTGACCGAATGATTGAAATAACCACCGAGCAGATTGAACGCGTGAACCTGATTTTACAGGAGGTGCCGCACGGCGCAGAAAAGGCATTGTCAAGCGTTATCCGGAGAGCGGAAAGCACCGTGAGAACGGAAGCGGTCAAGCAGATGACGGGCGTTTATGCGATTTCTAAACAGAATATCCGGGCGGAATCGACTGTCAACATGCGGACAAAAAAAGCGGATGGCGGGATTGTGGGAACCGTTTCTTTCGCCGGGTACAAATTGCCGCTCTACCGGTTCAGCGTTTCGCCGACAATGCCCGTTCAGCGCGCAACCGTCAAAGCCGCCGTCCTGAAAGAGAACGCGCAGACCCCGTTTGAACATGCTTTTATTGCGCAAATGAAAAGCGGTCACACCGGCATGTTCGAGCGGGACACAAAGGCAAGAACGCCGATCACCGAATTCATGGGACCGGCAGTCGCGCAAATGGCGGGAAACAGCGTTGTTGTTGAAAAGGTGGAGGAAGCGGCGCAGGAAACCATAAACAAGCGGGTGGAACATGAGATCACCCGAATTTTGAACGGATACGGAGGGTAAAAGATGACCCCTTTAGAGTTGCTGGACGCGCTGAAAGCGTTCATTGAGCAGAACACGAAAGACATTCTTTTGCCCGTCCGGGTTGACCGAAACAGCGGGGAGCAAAAAGAGCGCCCGGCGGAGGTCCACAAAATGAGGCTTCCGGACAAGAACGCGCAGACCCAGCGGATTCCCTATATTCTTTTGCAGTTCTTAAAAAGTACGGATTCGCAGGAACCGAGCAATCACCCGGAAAGCACCTGCATGGTGCGAATCGTCGCCGCGACCTATGCCGAGGACGGAGAAGAGGGCGCGCTGGGCGTTTTGAATCTGCTTACGCGGATACGGATTGCGCTTCTGAAAGACGGCGTGGTTGCCGGGCGTTTCATGCTGACCCCTCCGATCGAACTGATTATTTACCCCGACAGCACACCCCCATATTACTTGGGGGAAATGATGACGAATTGGAAAATGCCAATTATTGAAAGTGAGGTACAAGGCGTATGGAAGTAGATGTTAATGCGGGCAACCTGAAAGCAGATTTGCTGAAAATTGCCGCAGAAAATGGAATCAAAGTCAATGAAAGCATGACGAAAGCGCAGATCATCGCCGCGATCAACGCGCAGGACAGCGCGGAGGCTACCGGAAGTACCACAGACACCGGGACGGATAAAAGCGCCACGCAGACCGCCGCCGCGAGCGGAACACAGGCCGAAACCGTAGAGAGCGTCCAGCAGGGCGCGCAGGACGGCACAGGAACCGCAGACGTGCCCGCGGAGAACAAGGGCACCACCGAGGAAGAAAACGCCACACAGAGCGGCGCAGAGGGAGAAAACGACGAATACGACCTGTTCGCCTATATCGGCCCGACGCTCCCGCACGGGAAGTTGAAAGAAAACGCTCTTTTCCGCGGAAAGATCAAGGACGTTCTGAATTATCTTTCGGACGTGCTGGAGGAATACCCGCAGGTGGCGAAGCTGATTGTCCCGACGCACAAACTGGCAAAGTATTCCGCAAAGGCAAAAACGCCCGGGAACGTCGTTCACAAGCACTATAACGACATTGTTTCGGCAATGCACGGAAACAAGGAGGTATAAACGATGGCTTTTTATCATGGAGTATCGACCAAACAGACGGAAACATCGGTTTCCACCCCGGTGACGGCGAATTCCGGGGTTGCGTTCATCGTTGGAGCCGCCCCGGTGCATACCGTAGGCGGTAAAGTGAACGAGCCGGTCATGTGCCAAAACTACGGCGAGGCCGTGAGCGCGCTGGGGTACAGCGATGACTGGACGAAATATCCGCTTTGCGAAGCGGTGTATTCGCAGTTTAAGCTTTACAACATTTCCCCCGTGGTGTTCGTGAACGTTCTTGACCCCGCAAAGCACAAAACGACCGTCGCCGCGGAGGAATATCCGATTGCGGACAAAAAGGTCCTGCTTCCGCTGGAAGCCCTGAAAGACACCGTGACGGTTACGGGAGAGTACACCGAGGGAACCGACTACGAACTTTTTTATGAGGGCGAAAACCTGATTCTTGAAGTTCTGGACGGCGGGGCGATTCCGGAAGCGACCGAAACGCTGACCGTCGCGTATGACACGGTGGACCCCAGCAAAATCACGAAAGCCGACATCATCGGCGGGTTCGACACGGAAACGAAGAAATCTTCCGGGTTCGAGTTGATCGATTCGGTTTTCCCGAAGTTCGGCGTTGTCGCCGATCTTCTGCTTGCGCCGGGCTGGTCCCATGACCCGGAGGTTGCCGCCGTCATGAGCGCGAAAGCCGCCGCGATCAACGGAGTTTTCGAGGGGAAAGCCCTGATTGACGTTGACACGACGACCGTAAAGCACTATTCGGACGTTCCGGCATGGAAAAAGACCAACAGTATCAATTCGAAAACGCAGCTTCTTTTCTTCCCGCTTGTCAAGCTGGGCGACCGGGTGTTTCACCTGTCCGTTCAGGCGGCTGGGAGAATCGGGCAGACCGACGCGGACAACGGAGGCACCCCGGCGGAATCGCCGTCGAACAAAACCTTGCAGATCGGTAGTTCGGTTCTTGCCGACGGGACGGAAGTTCTGCTGGACATTCAGAGCGCAAATTTCCTGAACAGCAACGGCGTTGTAACCACACTGAACTTTGTCGGCGGTTACGTGTTGTGGGGCAATCAGACCGCTTGCTATCCGTCGGATACCGACGTGAAGAACTATTTCATTCCCGTTTCCCGCATGTTCGGCTGGGTTGCAAACACCCTGATTCTGACGTATTGGAGCAAGGTGGATAAAAAAATGAGCCGACGGCTGATTGACAGCATTGTTGATTCCGTGAATATCTGGCTGAACGGCCTTGTCGCGGAAGAGCAGTTGCTGGGAGGGCGCGTCGAGTTCAAGGACGAAGAGAACACGACCGCCGCACTCATGGCGGGGAAAGCAGTATTCCACATCTGCATGACACCGCCCAGCCCGGCGCAGGAATTGGATTTTGTGCTTGAATACGACGCAGAGTACGTTTCCGCGGCGCTGGCGGCGTAAGGAGGTAAACAAACATGAAAGTTGATAACGGGACCGTAAACTTTGCCGTCTATGAGGACGCGACGGAGTATTACGGCATGGCAGAAGTAACGCTCCCCGAAATTTCGCAGATTGCAGAAGAGGTCAAGGGCGCGGGAATTTCAGGTTCGTTCAACGGTGCGTTTGTGGGCCATATCGAAGCAATGACCCTGACGCTGAATTTCCGTTCGGTGACGGCGGACGCGATCAAGCTTTCCGAACCGAGAGTACACCAGCTTGACTTGCGAGCGGCCCAGCAGTATTGGGACAACGCCGCCGGAAAATTCGTGCAACAGGCCATCAAGCATGTTCTGATGGTCACACCGACGAAGTTCACCCCCGGAAAACTCGCGCCCGCGGCTTCCGCAGAAGCTTCCGGCGAATACGCGGCGACCTATTTTGCAACGTACATCGACGGAAAAAAGAAGATGGAGATTGATATTCTCAATTTCATTTACTTCATCAACGGGACGGATTACTTGGCAGACGTTCGAAAAGCATTGGGTAAAGCGTAAACCCGGCGGAGGAAAACCCGCCGGGTTTTCTTATGCAATTTTCCATGTTCGAAATTTTGAAAATCAGAATCGGAGGAATCAACAATGAGCGAAATAAAAAAAATCAACGAGAGCGCCGCGCAGACGGCAGAGAAAGCGGCGGAGGCGGCGGAGCCTACCGCCGACACCGCAGAGGACAAAAGCGCCACAGCGGGCAACGTGGGCGTTTATACGCACACGTTCAAAAAGCCTTTCGAATATGAGGGCAAAAAGTACGAAAAAGTGACGTTCGATTTCGAACGGCTCACCGGGCGCGACATGGTGGCAATCGAAGCAGAAATGCAATCGAACAATGAATACGCGATTGCCCCGGAGATTTCGAGAAGCTTTCAGTCGAAGATGGCGGCGAAAGCCGCGGGAATCGGAAGCGACGTGCTGGAGGCAATGCCGCTTAACGATTTCAACCGGATTACGAACGCCTGCCGGAGTTTTTTAATAGATTCGGGCTATTAAAAAGCCCGGCACACTGGTGGAGGCGCGAAACCTACCGCCTTTCAAGGGCTACATACACGCCTATTCCGTTTTGGCTTGATATGACCCCGGCGGAGATCATGCCGTGGATTCGGGAAATAAACGCCGCCATTGAAGAGGAAAAAAGGGAGCAAAGGGGGTGACGGCATGGCAGGACGCAAGGAATATGAACTGCTTTTCAAGCTTTCCGCCGCGTTGGGTGGTGATTTCAACGGCACATTTCAAAAAGCCCTGAACACGACGAAACAGCTTCAAAACACGCTTTCAAAGCTCAATTCGGTTTCGGGGAAAATAGACGGCTACAAGCGGCAAAGCGACGCGCTGGAGAAGAACCGGACGAAACTTTCCGCCCTGAAAGAAGAGCATGAAAAGCTCCAGCAGGAAATGGAGCGGACCGAACAGCCGACCGAAGCCCTGCAAAAGAAGTTTGAGCAGAACGAAAAGCGGATTGCCGCCGCCACCACCAAAATTGAAGATCAGCAAAAAAAGCTTGATTCGCTGGGCAGGGAGTTAAAGGAGGCGGGCGTTAATACCGACAACCTGTCGGCTTCAAACGACAAGCTTAAAAAAAGCTATGAGCAGGTAAAGAAAAGTCAAGAGCAGTTGGCGAAAATATCCGCCGCACAGGAGAAAAATTCCGCCGCGATTTCAAAGACGAAAACGCAGTTGGCAACCACGATCGGCGTGATAGGGGCCGTTGGAACGGCGATTGTCGCCGGGCCGGTAAAAAGCGCAATGGATTTCGAGAGCGCGATGGCGGACGTTGTAAAAGTCGTTGACGGGTTAAAGGACACTAAAACCGGGAAGCTGACAGCGGAATATCAGAACATGAAAAAAGCTCTGATTGACCTTTCAACAAAAGTTCCGATGACCGCAACCGAACTGACAAAGATTGCGGCCTCCGCGGGGCAAGCCGGTATTGCACGGCAGGAAATCGTAAAATTCACGGAGGACGCCGCAAAAATGGGCGTCGCATTCGACGTGACGGCAGATCAGGCGGGCGACTGGATGGCGAAGTGGCGAACGTCGTTCGGCATGACACAAAGTCAAGTCGTCGCCCTTGCGGATACAGTCAATATGTTAAGCGACACCACCGCTTCATCGGCGGAGGAAGTCGCAAACATCGTAACAAAAGTAGGCCCATTAGGGACAGTTGCAGGGCTGACAAGCGGGCAGATTGCCGCCATGGGTGCATCGCTGGTTTCCGTCGGCATTCAAGACGACGTTGCCGCAACCGGAATCAAAAAGCTGGCCGTCGAAATGACGGCAGGATCTTCCGTTACCAAAAGGCAAGCTGGGGTTCTTGATAAATTGGGAATATCCGCGACGGGCCTTGCAAAACGTATGCAAACCGACGCAAAGGGCGCGATTCTTGATTTTATGGAAGCTATTAAGAAACTTCCACAAGCGGAGCAGACGGCGGCACTTTCCGATTATTTCGGGACGGAATCCGTTGGGGCGATCATGCCGATGTTGAAGAATCTTGATCTATTGAAAACGTCGTTCGATGAAGTCGGGAACTCCGCGACCTACGCTGGGAGCATGGAACGCGAATTTGCTTCCCGTTCGAACACGGCAGAAAACAAGATCAAGCTTGCCAAAAACAGTCTTAAAAATTTAAGCATGGCGATTGGAGATACATTTTTACCAAACGTCGGGCAAGCGGCGGAAAAGTTGTCCGATTTGGTCAACAGACTTGCGGATTTTGTAACAAAGAACCCAGAATTGATTATGACGCTCACAAAGGTGGGCGCGGCACTCGCGGCAACAGCCGTGGGCGGTCAAGCGGCAAAGCTTGGGTTTCTGCAACTCAAAGGGGGAGTTTTGGACGCACAAAAAATATTTGCGACGCTGAAAGAACATCTTGCCACGTCCTCCGCAGAAGCCGTAACAGGCGGCGGAAAGTTTGCCGAATTGGGGAAAAGGGTTTCCGGGTATTTCGGCGGCGTGAAGAATTCGCTGGGCGGGGTAGACACGGCGGTTTCGAAGTTCAATTTTGCAAAGAACCTGATGGCGAAATTTGACGCGGGAAGCTTGGGAGAGGTCATCAACGGGAAAATAGGCGGAATCACTTCATCAATCATTTCGCCGTTTCAGAAGATCGGCGGAAAGATCGGAGGAAAAGCGACCGAAATTCTGTCACCGATAGGAAAAAACGTCACCGGATTTTTCGGAAAGATCGGCGGAGCGATAGCAAACGGGCCGATGGGAAAAATCGGAGGCGTGTTCAAGTCTATCGGCGGAGTTGCAAGCTCCGTATTAGGACCCGCCATGAGCGGGCTGGGGTCTGTATTCGGCGGACTATTCGGTAAAGTCATGCCGATTATTGCGATTATTTCCCTACTGTCCGCCCTGTTTATCAAGCTGAACGGCGGGGATCTGTCCGGATTCATAAAGCCTTTGAAACAGGCGTTTGAACAGGCAAGGCCCACGTTGCAAGCCGTGATGGAACAACTGAAAGGGCTGGGCGAACAGATCATGCCGCTTCTGATGAATGCGGCGCAACAGCTTGCCCCGCTTTTCGGGCAACTCATAGCGGGACTACTCCCCGTCGCGGTTCAATTTATCGGGCAGATCGTCCCGCTGATTGCACAACTCGTTACGCAATTACTCCCCGTGATTCTGAACGTTATAACGACGCTCGCACCGTTGCTGACAACGATTATCACGGCTATTTTGCCGATTATCGTTCAGCTTTTGCAAACCCTGTTACCCATAATCACCCAGCTTGTCACACAGGTATTGCCGATCATCGTTAGCGTACTGAACCAGCTATTACCCATCGTGACGCAGATCATTCAAGCGATCTTGCCGGTGGTCATGGCATTGCTTCAAGCCCTTATGCCGGTCATTACCGTTCTGGCAAGCGTGATTTCGAGCGTGCTGGGCGCGGCTCTGCAAGCTGTTTCCCCTATCCTGAACGGGCTGATTACGATTCTGCAAGGGCTTATCAATTTCATTACAGGAGTATTCACCGGGAACTGGACGCAAGCGTGGGAGGGCGTGAAGCAGATTTTCGGAGGCGTGTTCAGTTCCCTTGTCGGGCTGGTAAAAGCGCCGTTCCGCGTGATTATCGGCGTAATAAACGGCGTGATCGGCGGACTGAACAAGCTGAAAATTCCCGATTGGGTGCCGGGACTTGGCGGAAAAAAGATAAGCATTCCGCTGATTCCGACATTCGCAAAAGGGACACCCAAAACGCCGGATACATTCATAGCCGGTGAGCGCGGCGCGGAGCTTGTGACGAACGCAAGGAACCGGACCGTGTTCACGGCGGCACAGTCGGGAAACATTTTGAACAATCTTCAAGGGGTTATCGCCGCCGCGAAATCCGTTGCCGGAGTATCCGGCGGATTGCCACAGCTTCAGATGGCGTATGCCGGGGCGGGAGCGGGCGGCGTGACAGCGCCGAGCGTCGCCGCGGAAAACAAGCAATCTTCAATTATCATTCACAGCGAGCCGAAATTTTACGTCGGAAAAGACACCGACACGGGAGAAATCGCCGCGGCCTTGAAAAAACACGACGAAGAGTTGATGGCGGAAATTGAGGCGCGGCAACGGAAGAAAGAGGATGACGAAAGGCGGCAACGGTATGACTAAAACCTACACGACAATTTCCGGGGATATGTGGGACGGAATCGCCTACAAAGTGTACGGAGATGAAGCTTACACCGACGAACTGATGAAATTGAATACGCAATACCGCCATATCGTTATTTTTCCCGCCGGGGTTGTGCTTGATCTTCCGGAAGAAAGCTTGTCGGTTTCGGTGAGCTTGCCGCCGTGGAAGAGGAACGGCCTATGAGCAACGCGAACGAAGCAAGACGGACAGAAATAAAGGTCACTTTCGAGGGCGCGGACGTTACAAGGGATATTGAAAAGTATTTGCTTTCAATGACCTATACTGACAACGAAGCGGACAAAACGGACGATCTGCAACTGACGCTTGACGACCGGGAGGGCGTGTGGCTGAAAGAATGGTTGAATACGCCGGTTCAGCCTCCCCCGCCCCCCGCAGTTCAAGACGACGGATGGAAGATCGGCGACGAAGTGACCGTGACCGGGCGACCGCAGTACACCAGCTACGGCGAGGGTAAGCCCGGGAAAATGCTTACGAACTACAAAGGGAAAGTTACCCATTTGAATTTGAGGAAAGGAATCCCGTACCCGATTCATGTTGATTACAAAGGGTGGTACGCGTTAAATCAAGTCACAAAGGTTTCCGCGAAGCAGGATACTATGACGGCAAGCGGCGGGTGCAAGGGCGCAGAGATCACCGCAGTTGTCATTCAAAAGAATTGGGATTCGACCGGCAGGGACAAGGTGCTGGATTGCGGGACCTTTGAACTGGACAGCGTGGACGCGTCGGGACCCGGCGCGAAAGTGGATTTGAAAGCGACTTCCATTCCCTACACGTCAACCATCCGGACGCAGAAAAAAACAAAGGCGTGGGAGAAGATCAAGCTTTCGGGCATTGCGAACGAAATCGCCGCGAAAAACGGTTTGAAGTGCATGTTCGAATCGGATTACGACCCGTATTACACGCGGACGGAGCAGGTACAGCAATCGGACATCGTGTTTCTTCAAGGGCTTTGCAAAAACGCCGGAATATCGCTGAAAGTCACCGCGAAGATGATCGTTCTGTTCGAAGAACTGAAATATGAACAGAAAAGCGCGGTCCGGACGATCAAGCGCGGCGAAGCGGACGTGATAAATTACAGCTTTTCGACGAATTTTCACGATACCGCGTACAGCAGTTGCCACGTTTCCTATACGAACCCGACAACAAAAGCGGTCATCGAATACACGTACAAGCCGCGGAGTTCAGACGGGACCGGGCAGGTCCTTGAAATCAACGAAAAAGTAAACAACCGCGAAGAAGCGCGACAGCTTGCCATGAAGCGCCTTAGAGAGAAAAACAAGCAGGAATTCAAGGCGAGCTTTACCCTTGTCGGCGACCTTGATTTAGTCGCTGGCGTTACCGTGACCGTATCGGGATGGGGAATGTTCGACGGAAAGTACATCATCGAACAGGCGACCCACAACCTTACGGGAGGCTACAAAGTAAGTGTGACGTTACGGAAAGTGCTGGAGGGATACTGATGGGCATTGAAAACATTGTGAGAATCGGAAAGGTTTCTTCCGTAAATGCCGCCGACAGAACGGCCCGCGTCACATTCGAGGACAGGAACAACCTTGTTTCGGGTCCCCTGAAAGTTATTAAAAACCCGCCGTTCGTAACCGTGGAAGAAACGACGCTGACATACGGCGTTCAGGAGGCGGAGGGCCACACACATGAGGGCAAGACGGAAAGTCATACGCACGGCGTAACCGTCGCCCCGTGGCTTCCGTCGCCGGGCGAAACGGTGCTTTGCGTTTTTCTGCCGAACGGGGACGGCGACGGGTTCGTGATCGGGGGGATATAGATGGCGGTTATCGGAGCATGGGGCGACACGGTTTTCAGCGTGTCCAGAAAACAAGTGAAAACATTCGACGGTCTGACATGGGAAGTCGGAGCGAAGTACGCGACGCACGACCGGCATTTGAAAGACCCCCTTTTGGAGTACACCGGAACGGACGTGGAAGCTATTTCATTCACGATGATGTTTTCCGTGTTCTTGGGAGTAAACCCCATGAAAGAGATTACAAAGCTGGTCAATGCCGTAAGGAGCGGGAAAATCGACCGGCTTGTGATCGGGTCAAAGGCATACGGAAAAAGCAAATGGGTCATCACGAAAGTTTCGAATCAGCTAAATAGATACGACAACCGCGGGAACTTGCTGGCGGCAAAGGTTGACGTATCAATGCAAGCTTATCCGGAGCGGTAAAGGGGGACGAATCGGTGGCATACACGGTAAAAGCATTCAGCCTTGAAAATATAAATTTCGCACCGGAAACAACCGAAGAAGAGGTTTTGCAGAACGTCGCCATGATTATTTCAACGCCGCAGTTCTCCGTTCCCCTTGATCGCGGGCTGGGACTTTCACAGCGGTTTGTTGACAAGCCGGTTCAGATAGCAAAGACAATCGCCGTTTCGGAGGTTATGGACGCGGTAGAAAAGAGTGAGCCGCGGGCGGAAATCCTTGCGGTCACTTTCGAACAAGGGGATTCGCCGGGGAAACTGATTCCGGTTGTGGAGGTGGATATAAATGGCGAATAGCGTAAGAGGATACCCGGAAATTGAATTTGTGGATACGGACACGAAAACGCTTGTGAATGATCTGATTGCATCTTACGAAATGTTCACAGGGCGGACGCTGTATCCAGCGGACCCGGTGCGGCTCTTTATTCTATGGATAGCGGACATCATCATTCAAGAGCGGGTGAACATTGATTTTTCAGCAAAACAGAATTTACCGCGATATGCGGAGGGAGAATACCTTGATTCGCTGGCGGAAATCTTCAAAGACGCGTACCGCATGGAGCCGGAAAAGGCGAAAACGACGTTGAAGTTCACCCTTTCAATGCCGCTGACGGGTTCGACTACCATTCCGGCAGGGACGCGCACGACGGTTGACGGCGAAATCATTTTTCAGACGACCGCCGCGCTGACGATTCCGGCGGGGAGCGTGAGCGGAGAGGTTGCCGCGGAATGCACGGAAACCGGAGAAACCGGAAACGGCTTTGTTCCGGGGCAGATCAGCCAGCTTATTGACATTTTCCCCTACTATGAGAGCGTCGAAAACACAACGGAGAGCGGCGGCGGCGCGGAGGAAGAAAGCGACGAAGCCTTTTACGACCGAATGCGCGAAAGCATGGAAACGTTCTCTACGGCGGGGCCGCTGGGCGCGTATGAATATTACGCGAAGTCGGCTTCCGCGCTGATTGTTGACGCGAAAGCAACTTCCACAGCGCCGGGCGTTGCGGATATTCGTATCCTGCTGAAAGGAGGGGGGCTTCCGGGGGAAGAGGTGATAAACAAGGTCAAAGCGGTTTTGACCGACGACAAGGTTAGACCGATGACCGATCAAGTCATTGTATCCGCTCCGGAAACGATAGAAACGACCGTTGACATAACGTTTTTCGTGCCGAAACCCAGCGCGGCAAGCGCAAGCGTCGTCGAAAGCGCCGTGCAACAGGCCGTCGAAACATACAAGGAATGGCAATCCGCAAAAATGGGACGGGATATTAACCCGTCCTATTTAATTTCCTTGCTTATGCAGACGGGAGCGAAACGGGTAGAGATCAGGAATCCGCTGTATCTGGCGGTTCCCGAAAATTCCGTTGCGGTGATAACGGGGACGAACATTGTAAACGGAGGGGTTGAAGATGAATGATCTGTATTCAATCGACTTTACCCGTTCGCTTCCCCCGTCGCTGAAATCCGACGAAAAGATGATTGCGCTGGCGAATTCCATTGCCAAACAGCTTCACGTTACGGCGATGGAGATAAAAAAGAACGTCATCTATGCCCGCATCGACGAACTGCCGGAAAATGTTCTTGACATTCTTTCGTATGACCTGCATGTGGATTGGTACGACTACACGTACCCGATTGAAGCAAAGCGCGCGATCATCAAGGACAGCGTAAAGGTGCAGAAGCGGCTGGGGACAAAGTATGCCGTTGAAACCGCGCTGGGGAACATTCACCCGAACAGTTCCATTGAAGAGTGGTTCGAATACGCCGGGGAGCCTTTCTATTTTCGCGTCGTGCTTGATACAACGCATTCACGCGCCCCGGCTGGATATTTTGCTGTAAAAAAGGCCATCGACATGTATAAACGCCTTACGGCGCACATGGAAAGCCTGATTTATCAATGCCAGATCGGGCTGGTAGTTGGAACGGATTCGGACCGTTTCGGCTACAAAAGCGGCATGACCGGGAGAATCCGGAGCGGCACCCAGCCAAAAAGAAGCACACGGGCCGGAATCGCCCACGGCGGGCTGGAGGTTGAGGCAGAAAGCGCCGAATACGGATACCGCACCCCGGCGGCGGGAACGAAACCGTACAGATCGACAATCGCCGCTTTGGAAAAACGAGCGGTTCAGATCGAGGCGAAAGCCCGCGGCTTCCCCTATACGTCCGGAATGACCGGGCGAATCACAGCGGGAACCGAAACGGAAAGAAACACGCGGGCCGGATTCGCGCGCGGCGGGCTGGAGGTTGAGGCGGAAAGCGCCGAATACGGATACCGCACCCCGGCGGCGGGCACGAAGCCGGGCAGATCGACCGTTCCGGGCCGCGAAACGGGGGCTTTCATATCGGAGGCAACAGCGGAGGGATTCATATATAAATCGAAACGGTGCGGAACTTCCCGCTGTAAATCTTAGAGAAAGGGGACTGATATTATGCTTTCACCGGAGGCAATAGAGGGCTACAAGCAGTACACAGACCGCGAAATTGCATACGCAAAATACAAGATCGGCGATACATGGCACAAAGTTCCGATCAGCCGGAGAGAACGGCTGGCAGACGGGAAAATTGCCGTGTATTTTTCGATTATCCCGGAAGCCGGGCAGACTGTCACGATCAGCGGCGTTCAGCTTTTCAACACAAACAACGCTGTTTGGGCGGAAAAGACGGAAAATATCTTGATCGAAAGCGTACAAGAGGGCGTTTTATACCGTTTCACGTTCGATTTGCGCGAAGATGAACAGGAGGTATAACAGATGGCTTACCAGCGGACATTTTGGCAGGACCATGTAACCGAATTCGAAGATCGGTTCAAAGAGGTTCAGAACACCGACGGGACGATCACCCACACCCCGGTTGAGGGCGAAGTTATCCAACAGGGCACCCCGCAGAATCAGACGAAATTCAACAACATTGAAGAGGGGATTTTTGCCGGGAACGAGTTCGGAGCGGACGCAATGCGCTTGCTTTTGCACCACGCCCAAAACCTGAAAAAGCTGAACGGCGAAGTCGGCGCGGTGATGCTTACGAACACGATGGCATACCCGTTCAACGATTCCGTAAAGACCGTTTCGCTTGCGGCGAAGCGCGATACAACCGATTACGACGTGTCGGTTGACGCGACGGGAGCAGACAGCGGCGGAATCGGTCATGTGATCGTTTCCGACAAGCAGGTGAACGGATTCAAAATCAGATTCACGGGCGGCGCAAAATCCGTAAACGTGAAGTACGTCGTCACAGGAGGGGTCTACTGATGGCAAATATTTTATTGAAGTCGGAAGAGCGCCGCCGGCATGAAACTTATGTGCTTGAAAGCTTCCGCGGCGGTGCGAAAGTGACAGCCGCCGACCGCGAAGCGGCGGAGTGCATAGCGGCCCGGTCACGGGAGGCTATGGAAACCATGAAAAAAATGGAGGGAAAGAAAAATGATCGTCATTGAGAAAAACAGCGGTGAAAAAATCCCCTACACCGAGAGCGGGAACAAGCTTGCCCTGAACGATGAACTGATGTTCAACCTTGAACGCTATGAACGGGACGACGCAAACCACCTTGACGTGTGCCGGGATAAATACGGGAACCTTGTTTCAGGCGTGATTCCGGGCATTGCGGAAGCTTATGTGGCACAGATCGACATTCCGGCGCGCGAGTACACGGAAACGGTGGAAGAGCCGGAGAGCGGCGGCGAGGACGGCGGAGAAAGCGGAGAGAACGGCGGCATGGAACACACGCCGAACATCAAGCGCGAGCCGGTCCCGTTCAGCATGGACAATGTAACGCTGACGCTTTGGGCGTTGGTCTAATTTATGGAGGTAAAGAACAATGACAAATTTTGATGACCTGAAACTTGCCGTCGAATCGTTGAGCGGCGGGAAAAACACCGTGATTCTGGACGACTTGGGAATGCCGTCGATCATGGTGGCCATCCCGGTCCAGAAATACGCCGACGTTATCACGGGCGGGACGCAGGACACGCTTCCGGCGTTCCTTGTTGACGGCGTGGAAATCCCGGTGATCTACGAAAGCAAATATCAAAACATCGTCGTGAGCGACCGGGCCTATTCCCTGCCGTTCAAGGACCCCCGCGCGAGCATTGACTTTGATACCGCCTTGCAGGTCTGCCGGAACAAAGGGGCGGGGTGGCACCTGCAAACGAACGCCCTTTGGGGGGCGCTTATGAACTGGTGCTATAAAAACAAGACGGAGCCGCACGGGAATACCAATTACGGAAAGGACTACAACAACGCTTTTGAAAAGGGCGTTGTTTCCTACACGTACACAGACGGCGGCAACACCTACAACGGCAGAACCGCGACGGGGAGCGGACCGGTTACGTGGTATCACAATTACGACAGTTCGGGCATCGCGGACCTTTGCGGGAATGTGTGGGAATGGGTTTCCGGGTTGCGCCTTGTGACCGGTGAAATTCAGATTATCCCATACGGCAACGCCATGAAAGCGGATTGCAACATGGGAGCGGACAGCACGGAATGGAAAGCGATCATGCCGGACGGTTCGCTTGTCGCGCCGGGGACCGCGGGAACCCTAAAATTTGACGGGAAAAGCGCGAGCGGAGGAATCAGGCTGAACACGGCGGTTGAATTCCCGTCAAGCGGAGAGGGCGACAGAAACGACGATCTGAAAAACATTTCCGCCGCCGACGGCGTGAATGTTCCGCAACTGCTGAAAGGGCTGGGGCTTTATCCCGATTCCGGATTTACAAGCGCAGGGAATCACTTTTGGCTTAGAAACCACGAAGCGGAGCGGTTGCCGTATCGCGGGGCGAGCTGGTACTATGCGTCCTACGCGGGCGTGGGTGCCCTGAACTTGAGCGCTCCGCGCTCGCACGTGTTTCGCAACATCGGCTTCCGCGCCGCTTTTTATGGAACCGCTGGGAACTGAAAACCGAATAACTGACGGGCGGGCGAAAGCCCGCCCTTATGCTTGAAAGGGTATGGCATGGAAGAATTCAAGATCAAGGAAAAGATTTACGACATGATTCTTTACGGAAGCCCAGCCCTGATTCAGTTTCCGAAATCCGAAAAATACGTGCTGGCCAGCAAAATCCGGGAATCCATGTACCGAATGTTCGAACTTGCCGTTGCAATCGAAAAGAAATATTACAAGAAAACGACGTTGCAGGAATTGGACATTGAACTTGACGTTTTACGGCACCTTATACGGATGGCGGCAGACAAAAGGCTATACCCGAATCAAGCGCCCTGCTTACCGTTCAAAAAATATGAGTTTTGGGCGCGGTGTCTGGACGAAATCGGGCGCATGATCGGCGGGTATATGAAAACCGTTAAATAGCGGCTTTCGCGGGGAGTGAGCCGTATAGTTTTTAGCGGTTGCCGTATCGCGGGGCGAACTGGAACAATGCGTCCAACGCGGGCGTGGGTGCCCTGAACTTGAACAATCCGCGCTCGAACGTGAATCACAACATCGGCTTCCGCGCCGCTCTACTCTTTGCCAGTAGGCGACCCGCCACGGCGTTTCGTCCAGCGCGAGGGTGTAAAGGGGTTCACTTCCCTTTCCGCGACCAGCGGAAAAAAGATTGAATTGCCGGGAAAGCATTCAGTAACCATTCGGCGAAGTCGTGCCACGTCCGGCGAGTACGGAGGGGACAGTGGGGATGGCGGTGGGCATAAAGGAGGGAACGCAAAACGGAAACGATCAAGGGCCTATTCCCTAAAATTTATGATTTTGAAAACATTTATCAGGCTTGGGAATCCGCGCGGAAAGGCAAGCGATACCGCGAAGAGGTCATGAGATTTTCCAGAAACCTTGAATCGAACCTGATAGATATTCAGAACCATTTCATATACGGGACTTATCGGGCGGGCAAGTACCGCCCGTTTTACGTGTTCGAGCCGAAAAAGCGGCTTGTCATGGCGTTGCCGTTCCGTGACCGCGTGGTTCAATGGGCGATATACCGGCAGCTTTTCCCGCTCATTGAAAAGCAGTTCATTTTCGATTCCTACGCTTGCAGGAAAGGGAAAGGCTCGCACCGGGCCGCAAACCGCTTGCAGTATTGGTTACGGCAAACGGAGCGGAAGCCGGAACGGTATTATTACCTGAAACTGGACGTTTCGAAATATTTCTACCGGGTAGATCATGAAGTGCTGATTGAGATTCTAAACCGGAAAATCAAGGACAAAACACTAATCGATCTGCTTACGACGATCATTCAATGCGAAGATACGAAATTCGGCTTGCCGCTGGGGTGCGACCCCGACGCAATCGGGCCGGACGAATGGCTGGACGACGTGGGAATGCCGATAGGCAATCTCACGTCGCAAATGTTCGCAAACCTTTATTTGAACGAAGTGGACCAATACGCGAAGCACGTTCTACGGCTTCACTATTACGTCCGGTACATGGACGACATTATCATTCTTCACCCGGACAAGCGTTTTCTTGCACAGGTAAAGCAAGAGATCGAAGCTTTCATGAACGACAAATTGCGGCTGAACCTGAACAGGAAAACCGCAATCAGGCCGTGCAGTATGGGAATTGATTTTGTCGGCTACCGGATATGGGCGACGCACCGGAAGCTAAAGAAGAAAACCGCGCAGAAGATTCAAAGCCGCGTCAAATTCCTTTCGTCGGCGCTTAAAAGCGGCGAGATTTCGCGGGAAACTTTTGATCGAAGTATCGCTTCCTATCGGGGAATGCTGAAACACTTCAACAGTTACGGGTTCCGGCAAAAGCTGAACCGAATCTATCGGGAAGCGGAGGTGGAAAATTGAATGAGTTAAACGCTGTAATCGCCGTTCTTGGGGGTATCAGTACCGTGTGCGCCATTGTATTCGGGTATGCGGCTTTTAACCGGAACCGAAAGAAAGACGATCAAGGCGACGGCGCAAAAAACGGAACCGTCCTAACCGAAATCGGATACATAAAATCCGGAATCGACGACATCAAGCGAAAGCAGGAACGACAGGACGAAAAGCAGGAAGCCCAGCACATTGAAGTTATTGCCCGGCTGACAAGCGTGGAAGAATCCGCAAAACAGGCACACAAACGGATTGACAGGATGGAGAGCGCCGCGGCCCAAAAATGAGCCGCGCGCCGCTTCAAGGGGGTGGTGGTATGATCTGATTTTTCGACCCCTTACCGCGGACCCGAAAAGGGTCATTTTTCAACACATTTTATTTTATGGAGGTAAAAAAACAATGAGCAGAAAAGGCATTGACGTTTCGAAATGGCAAGGCGTGATCGACTGGAACAAGGTAAAAGCCGCAGGAATTGAGTTTGCTATGATTCGGTCCAGCTTTGGCAAGGAAAACAAGGCAAAGCAGACGGACGCACAGTTCCACGCGAACATGACCGGCGCGAAAGCCGCAGGGATTCTTTGCGGCGCGTATCATTACAGCTACGCCACCACCGTCGAAGAGGCGAAGCAGGAAGCCGCGTTCTTTCTTGACATCATCAAGGGATATTCGTTCGACTTCCCGGTGGCGTTCGACATCGAGGACAAGAGCCAGCGCGATCTTGGGCGCGACCGCATAACGGACATCATCGTTGCGTTTTGCGATACCGTCGAAAAGGCCGGTTATTACGTGTCGGTATACACGAACCTTGACTGGCTGAAAAACCGCATTGACGTTGACCGGGTAAAGCGGTTTGACATCTGGCTTGCACAGTGGACCGACAAACCGACTTACGGCGGGGATTTCGGAATGTGGCAGTACACTTCCGACGGATCCGTTGCGGGTATCGGCGGGCGCGTTGACATGGACATTGCGTACAAGGATTACGCGGCCCTTATCAAAAACGCCGGTCTGAACAACAAGAAAGGACAGGCAAGCGCCCCGGCTCCCACTCCCACACCGGCCCCGGCGGCTCCGGCTCCCGCGCTTGCGCACAGCGTCGGCGAACACGTCGTTTTTTCGACCTGTTACGCCTCCAGCACGGACGGAACCGAAAAAGCGATTCCGGAAAGTAAAATGTTGCGCAACCACGGCACAATCACAAAGACGTATCCGGGGCGGCACAATCCCTATTTGCTGGACAATGGGCTTTGTTTCGTCAATGACGGCGACATTCGCGGCCCGTACAGTGCCGCGACCCCCGTACCCGCCCCCGCTCCGAAAATGCGCGTCGGAGCGACCGTGAAGTATTCCGGCACGCTGTATTCCGACAGCTACGGCGAGGGTCCCGGAAAGAGCGTGAACGGGACGTACACCGTCACCCGGTACATTGCGGGCCGGAAGTGCGGCGTTCTCTTGGGGCAGATCGGCTGGGTGCCTGAATCTGCTTGCCGGGTTGTAGGCTGACAAATAAAACAATAACGGAGGGAAAAACAGTGAACGAATTTTTTACATGGCAGACTTTGGCGACTTTCGCGGGCGCGGCGACGGCGACGGGGATTATTACGCAGTTCGTCAAGGGCTGGTTCTCCAAAATCCCCACGCAGATCGTTTCTTACGTTATCGCGCTGGTGATTCTCTTTGCGGCGACCGCCGCAACCGCCGGATTCGTCGCGGAATGGACCGTGTGGGCCATTCTGCCGCTGAATGCTATCCTTGTATCCATGAGCGCAAACGGAGCTTTCAGCGCCGTACAGCGCGTCACGGACGGCAAGAGCAACAGCAACAGTTAAAACAAAGCCGAACGATTTTTGACCGATTCGGACAAAAAGCCCGCCGAGGTTTTACCCACGGCGGGCTTTTTCTGTTGGGCGCTACTCGCCCACGGTAGTTTCGATATTGTCGCCAGCCTCTTCAAGCTGGCTGACGGCTTCATACAGAGCGTCGCAAGCTTCATCGGCGGTTTGATACCGTTCGGAGCCTTGCAGGTTTTCGGGAATGTTGTCGCGGTATTCCTCTTCTTCATCTTTCAGTATTTCCAGCGCGTCCTTTGCGTCGGCGATCTTGTCGATGATTTCGCGGAGTGCGGCGCGCCTAACCTTGTTCATGTTCATTCCCCATTTCGCCGCTTCTGCAAAGGAAGCGTTTTCCTTTGCCTTTTCGATTTATGATGTTGTCAAAGAACAATCTATATAAAAGGGGCGGCATGTTGTCCCCTATGCCGACGGGTTCCCGCGACCCCCGTTCGGGGGTTTCGGCTTGTTCCCGGCAAGCCATCATCGGGCGGGCTTTGCGATCTTACCGTAAAACCGAAAAGGAAGCGATTTCTTTTGCCTTTTCAATTTCAGTGTTCATCTTGTCGTACATGACCGATAGCGAAAAAACCAGATATTTTTTTGAGGACAGCGGGTACGTCTGATATAAACCGACATAATCGCTTTTTACGGTGTTCATCTTTGCCCCGCCGTGGTTATTGTTGACTTTCGCGGTGAACACGGCGTATTCGGCTAAAATATCAATCAGTTGCGCCCGGCTAAATCCTTTGTATGTTTTCCCGGCCCGCATTTTGGGCTTTATGGTGCTGTTCTCACATACATAGCGGTTCGGGCATTCCGCACAATTCTTTTCGTACATTTCGCAAAACGTCATCTTGAATTCCTCCGTTCGTCTTTCTGTTCTCTATGGCTCTATTATATACTCACGTGAGTATTAAATCAAGGGGGAATTTTGAACAAATATACTCACGTGATATTATGCAAAAGTTATACTTGCGTGAGTATAAGAAACGTGATACAATGGGAGAAACCGAAAGGAGGTCAAAAGATGGCTGAAAGGAAAGGCACATCGGCGACCCGCGCAAAGAACAAATATAACGGCGAGAATTACGACCGCCTCTATCCGTATATTGAGCTTGGGAAGAAAGCCGTTTATCAGAAAGCGGTGGAGGCCGGAGGATATGAAAGCCTGAACGCTCTTGTCGAATCGGCGACCGATGAAAAAGCATTGCTGGTTTTAGGATGGAGCAAAGAAGAGTTCGGTAGAGCGGTTCAGGCCGCGGCGGAGGAAGAGAGGAAGAAACGTGAATCAAAATAGCGCGACGTTCCACCCGGCGTTCATAGAAGCGATCAGGGCAACGGTTGAGCGGGACGAAGAGCGCGTGAAGCTTCAAACAGTGCTGGGGACGCGCACGTTCGAGCGGGTCCGAAAAATCATCGAACGGCAACCGGCAGAAAATCGGGCGGCATTCTATGGGACGATCTTTGAAGCCGTATGCGCCGGGGAGGATTTTTCACAGGTTCAGTCAATAGAGGATATAGGCGAGGTATACGCCCGGTTCATCGTCCGCCGGGCGCTTGGAAAATAAGAAAACAGCGGGCAAGTCGCCCGCTGTTTTCTTTTGATGAAGTATAATCCTATTTTGTAAGATTTGCGCGAATTTCAATTACGAAATCGTCACACTTTGAATCGCTACAACCGAATTTTTTTGCCAACCGTCTATGAATGGTGCTTTGAAAATCTTTTGTTTGCGAAGAAAATTCAAGTACAATAAAGTTTGAACGAAGAACTTCAAGGGAGTATCCAGCGTTTTCAGAAATCCATTTTATAAAGGTTTTCTTTTGCGCGTTACGCTTTGGAAGATTGGAAGAGATACCAGAAAATAGGATAGACTTTATTTGCGAAACTGGACATTGAGCGAAATAATCCAAGTCTGGAATTGATTCAACACAAAATCCGTGTGTAAGAAGCGATTCGGAAATTTTATCCCTACGAAACAGAAATTGTTTTTCCTGATGATAAATGCTCGCAACACACATATCATATAGAAGCTTTTGCGCCTCTTCTTTAAGACAGGAAACATCATCGGATAATGCGTTTTTATTCCGACCTGAATCATAGTCACCCTCAATCATGCCGAGTTCTAAGGCAAGCCGGTAAATGTGTTTACAGGGTAGTCTACGGCACAAAAAATCCCCGCACGTGCAGGAATTTAGAGTAGTTACATAAAGCTTCTTTCCGGAACCCTTAAAAACAGCGGTTTGGCTTGCAGTGTCAACTTCTGATGGCGTAACGTCTGCTTTCATTGCAACAAAAAGACGTTTTTGTTGTTCGGGAATCAAATGCGTTTTTTCATCCCAGTTGCCGAACCCCAATATTACCACCCCTATTCTATTCAATGCCTAAAAGTTGCGTTTTCTTTGCAAAAAATTCCTCTTCCGTTATGATTCCCTTTTCTTTCAGATTAAAAAGTTTCTCTATTTCGGTAGGAGTATCTAAAGTAGGGGAAGAAGATTCCGGCGAACTGATGACTTTATTCGGGTGTCGCTGAAAGAACTTTTGACGGGCTTTTTGCAAGGAGCCATAAAGCGAAGAAACTTCTTTTCCAGTAAGAATTATGCAAGACTGAAAATCATTCGAACTATATTCAATGTTTAGAACATAGTTCTTTTTTTTAGCGCCCTCCGGCACTAAAGAAATATCAGTCATACTTTCATAGGGAATTTTATAGCTCTTGAAACTAAACCCCGGAGAACTAACAGACAGATAATCAGGGAAAGCGTCTGCTACGGTAAGCCCTGTTTTGCGCAATTCGGGGATACCCCCACGATATTCAACCTTTGCCGCCATATTATTTGATTCCTCCATTCTGCCGCCTTTCAGGGCGGCTATTTTATTTATGCCCGGTTCGATTCGGGCGTGCTGATTATTAACACAATTATCCGCGTTTTTGGTGTTAAAGTCAAGAATGATGCTGAACATTAGCACACCCGGAGGATAAAAATGAAAATATATGGCTACAAAGGAAAAAGTAACCTTTGCGGCGGACGCGTGAGGGAAGCGAGGTTAAAACAACGCATGACGCAAGCCGACCTTGCCGCGAAATTGCAGATAGCAGGTATCACAATGGAGCGGGACAGCGTAAGCCGAATTGAAAGCGGAACCCGGTTTGTCGCAGACTATGAACTCATGGCACTATCTAAAATATTAGGCGTAAGCCTTGATTGGCTGATGACACAAGAATAATATCGTTCCTATCCCATATTATTTTATACTTGCGTGAGTATATCCCCCGTGCTATAATTATAGCAACCGAGGGAGCAAGAGGAAAATTACCGCCCGCGGACAACGCGGAAAGCCCCGTCCTTGCACCGAAGCATGGGCGGGGTTTTTCCTATGGAGGTAGTAATGATATGGGGCGCAGATTCAAACATCTTTCAAAGACAGACCGCTATAAAATCGAAGCATTGCGGAACAACGGGCACGGCCCGGCGGAAATTGCAGAGGAACTACATGTGCATATCAGCACGGTATACCGGGAATTGAAGCGCGGGACATACACGCATCTAAATACCGACTGGACAACCGAAATCCGCTACAACCCGGACGAAGCCGAAAAGAAGTACCGGGAAAACCTTTCCGCGAAAGGCGCGCCGCTGAAAATCGGAAGAGATTTTAAGCTTGTCGATTACATAGAGGAAAAAATAATAGAAGAGGACTATTCCCCCGCCGCCGCTCTTGGGGAGATAAAGCAAAAAGGAATAGAGTTCCAAACTACTATTTGCACAAGCACCCTATACAGCTATATTGAAAAAGGGGTATTTCTTCATCTCACGAACAATGATTTGCCCGTGAAGCCGAAAAAGAAACGCCCCTATCATAAAGTTCAAAAGATGAAGCGCCCGCCGCGCGGGGAAAGCATAGAGAACCGCCCGGCGGAGATCGACGCGCGGGAAACGTTCGGTCATTGGGAAATGGATACCGTTTACAGCGCGAAAAAATCTTCAAAGAAAACGCTTCTTGTACTCACGGAGCGGTTGACCCGGAAAGAGATCATAGAGCCGATCAAGGACCGGACCGAGGAAAGCACGATCAAGGGCCTTGACCGAATCGAAAGGCGGTACGGCCCGCTGTTCAAAAAGGTGTTCCAAACGATCACGGTTGACAACGGGGTGGAGTTCTCCGACGTGAAAAGGCTTGAAAGGTCCGCAATCAGGAAAGGGCCGCGCACAAAGTTCTATTACTGCCACCCGTACAGTAGTTTCGAAAGAGGGTCAAACGAGAATCAGAACAAAATGATACGGCGACAGTACCCGAAAGGAACCGATTTTGGGAAAGTCACCGTCGCCGCAATCAAGAAGCTTGAAGAATGGGTGAACAACTACCCGCGGGCGATATTTGGTTGGAAAACCGCCGAAATGATGTTCCGGGAATGCGTCGCCGCGCTTGTCTAACCCCTTGAAATATAATTTTTTATATTTTTTTCGCATTTACTATTGACATTTTCCAATTTTTTTTATTTTTTTAAATAATTCTCCCTTTTGACAGGGCACAGCAAGAAAGCCCGAGTGAATTCCGAGAAAACGTTCCTTCCCCGTATCGCTTGCATGCCCCGAGCCGCGTTGCTATAATGGAACCAATCAATACGGTGAAAGAAAGGGAGAATCTATGGAGGACAAGCTGCTGAGATATACCCTGCGGGTGGACCGGGTGTATTTCCGGAAATTCCGTTATATCGCGGCGTCGGAAGGCCGTTCCGCCAACAAGGAGATCGAGCAGTACATCAAAAGGCGTGTTTCCGAATTTGAAGCCGCTCACGGCAGAATCGAGATAAACGGCGAATGAGGGAACCCAGCCCGCGTTTCCGTTTAGGCAGGCGGTCACAGGGCAGCAAACGGCGGCACAGGATTCGTCCCGTGCCGCCGTTTTCGCCGGAGGAAACCTCTCCTGCGGCCTGATTTTATTTGCTTTTTACGGCTTTCTTACGAAGCGCCCCGTTTCGGGATGGGATTTCGTTTCTGTAACGGAACGGTCACTGTTCATACGGTTTCGCGTTGTCCGGGTAAATAAAGCCGTAGGTATTGTGCTTATAGAGCGCGCTGGAAGGCGAAGCTTCCGCATAATTCCCGAAGGTCAGCACTTTGGCTTCCCCCAGCCTGCGGTATACGAGGCCCGCGTACACGTCCCCGCCCGCCCGGTTCCAGCGGAGCCATTCGGAGCCGATCGCGACGGAGTCCATATAATTCAGGTCGCGGACCATCGAGGAGGAATTCTGGAACTGTATGTAGCCGGCACGGCCCCATCCGGTCACCCCGCTCGCGGTTCTCACCTGATACCAGCAGGATCTGGTCTGGGAGTCGAACGTCGTCTGAAGCACCTGAAGGCTGGCATCCACGGATACCTCCGTCAGCTTCGCGGCGGAGGCGCTGGGCGAAGCGTACAGGTCGAAGTTCAGGGAAGCTGTCGCCGGCAGGCTCTGGCCCGAGCTGACGGTGGGCGGCACGACCGAATTGAGCATGATCGTACGGATATCGAACTGGCTGCTGCCGTTCCAGTATCCGGTCCCGATATTGTAGGAAAAGCTGATCATGGCGTCGAACTGGTGCTGATTCACCCGCAGGTGGTTGCCGGAAATAAAGGAATTCACCGGCCCTGTGTAGGAGTCGTTGACGGAATTCAACAGAAGCGCCCACGCCTGTGTCTTTGTCAGGTTATTGTAGAAGACCGCTCCGTCGGACATGGTCTGTCCGTAGCCGATGGTCGGGATGTTGTGGGCGAGCGTATCGGGATAAACGGCGGCTCTGTACCCTTCCCATTGCCCGATCAGGCTCAGCATTTCGTCGCTGCTGCGGCGGCTTTCCGTAGTGGAGGCATTTTTGTCCTGAGAAGAAACGATAAAACTGCTCGTTTTCACGCCGGTGCTGCTCCAGGATGCTGATGCGCCCGTTTTGGAATAGGCCGTCACGGAATAGGTCCCCGTCTTGGTAAAGCTGACGTTCGTCTTCCAGACTCTCGTATTGTTGCCTGCAAGGCCCTCTGCGGCGGGAACGTTTTCCGAGGCGTAACTGCCGACGTCAAAGGCCTTGGTCGTCCCGTCGTTCATGTTGATGACAAAGCGGACGCCCGCGCGCGTGTTGTCGGTTACGGCGACCAGCGTGACGCTCTGGCCCACGCCCGCGATGTTCGGCGTGGTGTAGGCGGCTTTCACCGGCTCCGCCTTCGTGACCGTGACGGAGCAGGAAGCGCTGTTCTTTCCGGAGGCATCCGTCGCGGTGATGGTGGCGCTGCCGGGCGCCGCCCCGTAAATAAACCCGTTGCTGACCGTCGCGACGCTGCTGTTGCTGGATTTCCAGACCACGTCGCCGCCGGAAGGCTGCGTGGACGCCGTGATATAGAAGGTCTTCCCCGCCGGGACCGTCCCCGAGCTGTGGGAAAGCCTGACCGCGGCCGTCTGGGACCCGTCGGAGAACTGGAGGTACTCGGTGCAGACGTATCCGACGACACCGCCGGAAGTCTTTACCTTTGTCCACTCGCTGCTGGAGGTATCCAGGACGGACACGGTCGTTCCCGTGTACAGGAGCGCCAGCTTGTCATACTGCGTTCCGGGGCCGCTCCTCAAATTGACATCATCCGTCGTCTTGGCGGTGGAGCCGACAGGGTCTGAAGAGGAAACCGTAACCGGCATCTGCGCGGAGGAACCGCCCAGGCTCACCGTGATCGTCGCGGAGCCCGCCGAGACCGAACGGATTTCGTACAGATAGCCGCGCGGGTCGTTCGCATTTTTCAGGGAGACGCTCACCACGCCCGGGTTCGAAGAAGTCGCCGTGGGGCCGCTTCCCTTTGCGATGCCCTTTGCGAGGAACTGATACACCGCCCCCGTCCCGCTGAACTGGTAGCTCTTGGTGTCCAGCGTGATCGGGGACGACGTCCCGCCCGCAACCGTGACCGGCAGCTGTGCGGAAACGCCGCCCAGGCTCACCGTGATGGTTGCGGAGCCCGCCGAGACCGAGCGGATCTCGTACAGATAGCCGCGTGAGTCGTTCGCATTTTTCAGGGAGACGCTCGCCACGCCCGGGTTCGAAGAAGTCGCCGTCGGGCTGCTCCCCTT